GCCCCGGACCCCGGCCCCGAGAGAGAGGGGGCTGGCGCCGTCGAGTCGGCTCGCGCCGCCGCACCCGAGGCACATCGGCCTGACGGCCGGCTCTCTCCTCACGAGCTCCCCGAGGACTTCGCTCTCAGCGACGGCATGCGCGTCTGGGCACAGCAGACCTTCCCCCGCGTCGACGTCGACCACGAAACGCAGAAGTTCGTCCTGCACTGGCGCGGCGAAGGCGCCCGCCGCCGCAACTGGTACGCCGCCTGGCAGAAGTGGATCACCGACGCCAACGCATACCTGCTGAAGCACGGCACTCCCTCAAACGTCTACCAGCTCCCCAACGGCCAGCAACTCACCGGCACCGACGCCAAGGTCGCCGGCTGGATGGCCATTGCCGCCGCCTGCCCCGACGAGGACTCAGCATGATCAAGAAGGAAGCTGCGGTGCTGCTCGCACACGCCGCCTCATTCGACAACCGGCAGCCAAGTGAAGCCGCTGCCGAAGCCTGGGCCGCCGCCCTCCACGACGTGCCACTCGACAACGACGCCAAGGCAGCCGTCGCCGCCTACTACACGACCGCCCCGCAGAACCCGAATGAGCGGCTGTGGATCCTTCCGCACCACGTCCGCACCCTCCGCACCAAGATTCGCAACGCCCGGCTGGAGAACTTCCAGTACGAGCCACTGCCCGACGAGACGGTCGGCGAGTACCTGGCCCGGTACCGGGGTCAGGTGCAGGCGATCGCCTCTGGCCGGATAGCGGCCCCCACTGGCCGGCTGGCGCTCGAGGGCGGCCCGTCTCAGGGGTTCATGGCCGAGTTGGAGGCCCGCGGATGGGAGGGCAACCGCGCCGTTCCCGGCGACGAGGACGAGCCCACCGTCGAGGTGATCGACACGGTGCGCCGGTCCGGCCCGCTCGGCGTCGTCTGCCCGATGTGCGCGGCGGAGATTGGTTTCCCCTGCAAGTCGAGCCACGCCACGAAGAAGCACCCGCTGGGCAAGCCGCTGGCTAAACCGCACACCGCCCGGATCCGGGCCGCGTCGGGTGAGCAGCAGCAGACGCCGGAGCAGCGGGCCGCCGAGGAAGAGCGGATCCGCGCCGCCTCCGCTCGTGCCCTCGCCCGCCTGGAGGCCGACGAGGACATCCCGGACGCCGACATCGTCGAGGAGGCGTCGTGACCGCGGATTGGGAGCCGGACGTTGACGACATCAAGGCGATGCGGGCCGAGGGAGGCGGAGCGGATCTGCGGGCGTTCATGCGGGCGCAGATCGCCGCTGGCAAGGCCCGCCGTGAGGAGCCCGTGAAGCCGGCTGCCGCCCCGCGCCCGCCTGGCCACCGCCCCGGCGCCTGGCCGACCGGCTCCAGCCCTCCTGGCCGGCCGCCGGAGTGGGACCTGCCGAAGCCCGTCTGGGAAGCCGCGGTTCGGCACTACCGCAACACCCAGTACTTCCCCGACCAGCCCTGCGACTGCGGCAACTGCCCGACCGACACCGAGGAGAACCAGTGAAACTCACCGACTTCACCGCCGCGCTCGCTGAGCGGACGGTGCTGATCACCTGCCCGGACAACGACCGTGGCGGCGCGACGCTGCCCGACGACGGCTGGGAAGAGCGTGCACGCGACGCCCACCCGACCCTGCACGAGATCGAGGGGCCGTTCATCTCCGGCTGCTACGCGCTGCGCTGGCGAGACGACCGCCGCTCCGACAACGAGCTGCTGGACGCCTCGCTGGCCATCGTTCGCGCGGAGGTGGCCCGATGACCACTCGCCGTCCCGCCGCCCCGATGCCCGAGTCGATCCGCCACGTGCTGCGCGCCAAGCAGCACCCGGCCCGCGCCGTCCCGTGCCCGCACTGCGCCGCCGCCGCGCACCGGCCGTGCCGCGTCGTCACCCGCAACCGGGTCCTCACCCAGCCGCACCCGCAGCGCATCTCCGCCTGGGCCGAGACCGTCGCCTGCTGCCCCGAGTGCCAGGTCACCCCGACCGTGCCCTGCCAAGAGGACGGCCGCGCCCGCACCACCGTCCACAACCGCCGCTACCAGGAAGCCGAGGAGACCGCCGCGTGAACGCCACGCCGAATGTGATTGGCCCCTGCCGCCGCTGCAAGCAGCCGCATCGCCCGCTGTTCCCCGCCCAGTCCTCGTGGGGTGACGTCCCCAGCCCTCTGTGCTCGCCGTGCTGGAGCGAGTACGCCGACGCCCGCGCCAACAAGACATACGTCGACTTCAACGACGCCTTCGACAACGCCAGCGACGAGGAGCTCTCCGCCGGATTGGGGCTGACGCCGTGAAGGTCCGCGCCGACATCGCCGCCCTCATCCGCGAAGGGCACACCAACGCGTCCATCGCCCACCGCCTCGGATGCCACCCCAGGACCGTGGCCCGCGCCCGCGAAGCCCTCCGACTTCCGCCCGCCGACAAGCTGGGCCGCCTCTACCTCGAAGCCGTACCCACTGGCCGCGTCAAGGACTACCGGCCGCCCGCGGGCTGGATGCCCCTGTCGCCCGATCAGCAGCGCGCCAACCGGGACCGCCTCCTCGCCGCACTCCGAAAGGACGCCGCCTGATGTCCCGCCCTTCCAAGAAGCTGCCCCGTACCGCCACGCATCGGCCGGCCACCAGACGCCGCAGGTTCCGCCACGACGACCTGATCGCGGTCGACCTCTTCTCCGGCTTCGGGGGCCTGACCCGCGGCATTGAGATGGCCGGGTTCACCACGATCATGGCCGCGAACCACAACAGCTACAAGGTCGAGGTCCACGAGGCGAACCACCCGGACGCCGAACACTGGATCGCAGACCTGGTCGACCCCGAGGCCGCCGACTACCACTCCGCCCGGGACCTCCCCGCAGCCGACCTGCTCGTCGCGGGCGTGAGCTGCGTCAACCACTCCCAGGCCAACACGATCAAGGCCTACGAGCAGGGCGTGGGGCTGTTCGAGTTGAAGGACCCCGACTATGAGGCCCGGGTCACCAAGTCTGAGCGGGACCGGGCCACAGCGAACTGTGTGCTCCACTACGCGCAGAAGCACCGGCCGCGGATGATCCTGGTGGAGTGCACGACGGGGTTGCAGTCGTGGGGCAAGGCGGTGCCGGGCAAGAAGTACGGTGACGGGTCGACGTACCGGTGGTGGCTGAAGCAGTTCGACCTGCTGGACTACAACGTCACGGTGCTGTTCTTGAACTCGCAGTTCTTCGGGGTGCCGCAGTCGCGGAACCGGGGCTACTGGGTGTTCGTCCACAAGTCGCTGCCGATGCCGGACCTGGAGCACCGTCCGGTTTCGCGGTGCCACGGCTGCGACAAGGACGTCGAGGCGGTCTGGACCTGGAAGACCGGGATCCCGGCGTCCGGGCTGGTGGAGTACGGCAAGCAGTACAACTACCGGTGCCCGTCGTGTCGTCGCGAGGTCGTGCCGCCGATGACGCCGTCGCTGGCCGCGCTCGACCTGACCGACTTGGGGACGCGGATCGGCGACAAGCCGATCAAGACGTTCACGGACAAGAAGACCGGTGCTGTGACGCGTGGGCCGTTCGCTCCGTCCACGATGGCTCGCGCGCAGCGGTGTCTTGAGCGGTTCGGGGACTTCCCGGCAGTGCTGATGCCGGCGAAAGGGGTGCACGGCTCGGAGCGGCATCCGTGGCAGCCGATGTCCACCCAGACCAGCCAGCAGGAGACAGCGCTGCTGCTCGCGGTCGACAACTATCAAGGCACGCCGCGGGGCGCTGATCAGCCGCTGCCCACGCAGGTCGGTTCGGAGACCTTCGCTGTGGTGTCGGCGGGGGTGGTGCCGTACCGGAACAACACGGTGCCCACGATGCTCCAGGAGGCGATGCCGACGTTCACCGCGGAGCAGATACCGGGAGTCCTGTCGACCGTCGGCACGGTCGGCCACGGAGCCCTCGAGGCGGTGCACGGGCGGGGGCTGTCCGGCCTGGCGCAGGCGCAGCAGATGCTGTTCTCCGGCTGGTACAAGCAGAACGGGAGCACCGGAACGGAGACCGCTCCGCATCCGCTGACTGATCCACTCGGCACGCTGACCACGCGGGACACCACGGCGCTGCTGAACGCCCAGTGGCATGCCTCGTTCGCCGATCTGCGGCTGGAGGACTGCTACTACCGGATGATGAAGGAGCACGAGATCGGTGTCGGCTGCGGCTTCGACGTCGACTTCGGCAGCCGGAAGGGCACGTTCATCGTGTGGGGGTCGGCCCGCGACCAGGTCGATGGCTTCGGGAACGCGGTCTCCCCGCAGGTAGGTGCCTGGATCGGGTCCCGGCTGCGGGCCATCGTTCACAGCCCGCAGGACCGCGGCACGACGACGGCAGACCTTGAGGCCGTCGCCTGATGTCGGGCGGCCAGAAGTGCAAGGGCGGTTGCGGCCGGTGGCTGACGGACGAGGAGTCCGTGGCCCGCGGCTATGGCCCGGTCTGCGCCGAACGCCACGACATCCCCGTCGACCGGCCGTCAGCCCGGCCGCGGGCCATCCGACGTGACCACCCCGCCCGACCGGCAGACGCCGCGGGGCGCGGCCGAGCGGGCCGTCGAGCAGCTCCTGTCGTCCGGCTGGAACATCCACATCCCCGCCCCCTCCAAGGCCCGCGTCCCGTGCCCCTGCTGCGGGCTCCGGCACCTCGTCACCCGGCGTGGCCTGATCCGCCGGCACGGGGCGCACGCCAACCCGTGCCCCGGTTCCGGGACGCCCGCCCGCCAGCCGCAGCCCGCCGCCTGACCACCCACCACACGAGGAGACAACGTGAGCATCCGCCACTTCACCCGCGTGCAGCTTGAAGAGATCGGCGTCCCGTTCGAACTCGACGGAGACGACACCTGCGCCACCGAACTGTCCGACGAGCTGGTCGGTTCCGAGCGCTGGACCGACGTTCACCGTCTGGTCTTCCGCGCCCCCGACACCGGCGACGCCTACCAGGTCGTCTACGAGGTTGGCTCCACGGAGCACCAGGACGGCATCGACCCGTGGCACCGGCACGGCAAGACGATCCCAGCCACCGAGGTTGAGCAGCGGCCCGTCGTCGTCCAGCAGTGGAAGCCCGTCGACGCCCCGCGTGATCCCGGACTCGACACGGTGCTGCCCGCCTGGGAGGCCATGTACGAGCCCGGCAACGTCTCCGACTACCTGATCGGCTACGCCAACAGCGAGGCCGCCGCGAAGGGTGCTGCTGAGGCGTGGCTGCGGTCGCAGAAGGACGAGACCGGCCGCCTGGAGTGGGTGCCGCAGAACCCGCTGGACGGCTACGACACGGAATTCGAGCTGATCGAGCGCCACGACGACGGCGTCGACACCGGCCCTGGGATCACCGTCCGACACCGCGCCGTCACCCCTGCCCCGTGACCGCAGACGGCCCGAGCCGGGTCGCATCCGGCTCGGGCCTGGCACCCACCGTACCCACACCCGGAAGGACCACCGTGGAACGCGTCTACACCAACCACCGTGCGGGCGAACGCCGCATCCACATCGAGATCGACGAGACCGAAGTCCGCGCGCTCGCCGCGGGCGATGGCACGGCCACCGAGCAACTGCGCGAGATCTGCACGAAGGCCGCCGAGCGGTGGCCGGCCGTGGACGGCGCCGATGTCTAGGAAGCCCGGCCAGGAGAAGCTCACAGTGATACCGCTGACGTTGAAGGACGCGTGCGCGGTCGTTGACCGCCTGCACCGGCACCACAAGAAGCCGACTGGCCACAAGTGGAGCCACGGGGTCATCGACGAGGATCGCCAGTGGCGGGGTGTGGCAACCGTCGGCCGACCGGTGGCGCGCTGCTTCGATGACGGCTTCACGGTCGAGGTGACCCGCGTGGCGACGGACGGCACCCCGAACGCCTGCTCGGCCCTGTACGGGGCGGCGTGGCAGAAGGCGAAGGTCGACCACTACCGGGCGATCACTTACACCCAGGACGGCGAGTCCGGTGCGAGCCTGCGCGCGGTCGGATGGAAGCCGATCGCCGAACTGTCCCCGCGGAAGGGCTGGGACACCCCGTCGCGTCGTCGTGAGGACCGCGGCACGGACAACGTGGCCCGGATCTTGTGGGAGCAGCGGCGGAAGGATGCGCCACCCCTGCCGTCGATCTCCGCCCTGCGTGACGAATTGCGTGACGAAATTGAGTGCGCGGTCTGCCCCCGCATGATCCCCCTCACCTTCACCCGCGGACGCTCCCGCATCTACTGCTCCCGCGCCTGCCAACAACGCGCCTACCGCTACCGCCTCGTCGCCTGACCACCCGCCCGCCGGCCGTCTCGTGCGGCCGGCCCCACCACTGAAGGATGACCAGTGACCGACCAGACCGCCTACGTTGAGGTGCTTGCTCGCCTGCTGTGCGCCGCCGATGTCCACGTGCACGACGGCGACCATCCGAGTTGGCAGCAGTTGCGCGTTGCCCAGCACGGCCGTGGGCAGGACGACTACCGCAAGGCCGCCCGCTGGCTCGCCGCCCGGCTGACCGTCACGGACCAGCCGCCCGCCGCTCCTGCCGTGCAGGCGCCCGCCACCGACCAGACCGCCCTCCGCGACCGCATCGCCGAGGCGTTGGCGCGCGAGGACGCCCACAACACGGGCTACGACCACGGCTTCGCGGCCAGCTACGGCGCGGACGACGAGACCGACGGCTTCGTGGACGCGGTGTTGGCCGTGCTGCCCGCGCCCACCGACCAGGCCGCCGAACTGACAGAGGTCGAGCGCAAGATGCTGGAGTACGCCCTCGCGTTGGCCCAAGACAAGATCTGGTCGTTGGACGGCTTCACCGACGAGGACCAGGCCGCCGTTCACTCGCTGCGCCGCATGGCCGACAAGACACAGCCCACCCAGGCCAAGCCCGCCACCCCCATGACCGAGCCCCGCCTGTTCCACCTCCAGCGCGACCACGACGTCTCCGGCGTGAGCGGCACCGGCCGCGTCGCCAACGGCGTCCTCTGGCCCGACGGCACCGTGTCCCTGCGCTGGATAGGCGAGCGGCCGTCCACCGTCCACTGGGACCGCCTGGACGACGCCGAGCACGTCCACGGTCACGGTGGCGCCACCCGCATCGTCTGGGCCGACGAGCAGCCGCCCGCCGACCGGGCCGCCGTGCTGCGGGAAGCCGCCGAGGCGCTCGGCCGCATGGACTACGACACGGACAGCAACGACTACGGCTACGCCACGTACCGCGACGCCTGGAACGGCGGAGTCATGGACGGCGCAGGCCTGCTGCGCCGCATGGCCGACGAGACACAGCCCACCGAGACCGACGACCCCCGGGCCGCCTTGGAGCGGGTCCGCGAGCGCTGCCAGGCCGTCCGTGACCGCGTGGGGCCTGGCGGCATGATCAACGCCAGCCAAATCCTGGGCCTGCTCTCTCCCACGTGGCCCGACGGCAACTTCGAGGCCTCGGAGCCCGCCCCCGGGGCGCGGCAGGACGAGGAGGCCTGACCGTGGACCGCGACCTGAACTGGTGCGGGATCTCCACCGAGACGATCGCCGCCGAGTACGAGACCGACGCAGCCCTTGCCGAGGCCGGGATGAACATGGGCGACCCGTACTTCCTCGCCGCGTTCGCCGCCGAGCAGGAGCAGCGCACGCTCGACGCTCAGGCCGCCGTGCGGCAGGACGGGGAGGCGTGATCATGCCCGCATCTCAGCTCGCCCTCGACGTCACCGGGACACCACCCGCTCCCGCGAAGTGGGGCGTCGTCGTTGACGAGGCACGGCTCTACAGCATCGGCGGCAGCCCCACCGAGTGGTGGACCACCACCGCCGCCCAATTCCACCGCACCGGACGCCTCCGCCACCTCACCACCCTGATCATCGGCGGCAGCGTCGAGATCGGCCCCTTCGACCGCGAGGACGCCGACTTCGCGCGGGACCACCTGATCGCCAACGGTGTGCGCCCGGAGCTGGCGACCGTCCGCCGCTGGACTGAGCAGCCGCACCTGCCGGGCTGCCGCAAGGCCAAGCCGTGCCGCCTCTGCACGCCGGGCACCACCGCCGCCGGGGCTCAGCAGCCGAAGGAGGCCTGACCGTGGCGCTCTGCCCCGAGTGCAGCACCGTGATCCCCTGCCACTGCCACCTCACCCCGCCCGTCCAGATCCGGCCCGGCGTGTACCGGGCCGAGACGCCTCATGCGGGGCGCTGTACGCCCGTCACAGCGCCCCGCACACCCCGCACACCCCTCGCGTCCACCGAACACACAAACGGGCGGCACGAGCCCGCACAGACGATCCAACCGCCCCAGCAGGAGCAGACCGTGACCGAAACCCCCGCACCCGCCGTCGGACAGATCTGGCAGGACAACGACCCCCGCAGCTACGGCCGCAAGCTGCGAATCGTGGAGATCGGCGGCACCCACGCCGTCGTCGAACTGCACCAGCCCCGCTTGCCCGTCAGCAGCGCCAAGCCCGGCCGTCGTACCCGCATCCGCCTGGACCGCTTGCGCCCGACGAGCACCGGCTACCGGTACATCAGCGGAGGCGAGCAGCAGTGACCGCCCCGTCCAGCGCTCCCCGGGGCGAGGGCACGCCCGCCCCGGCCTGCGGCACACCGCACTACGACCACCCCGAAACCCTGTGCACCGAGCCCGCCGGCCACTACCGCTACGACCGCGACCCGCACGCCGGACCGCTCATCATCAACGGCCGCCAAGTCGGCGGCGCCGCATGGGACGAACGAAGGAGCAGCATGACCGGACAGCCCTGCCCGTTCTGCGAGATCGTCGCCGGACGCGCGCCCGCGCAGATGATCCAAGAGTGGGACGACGCAATCGCGATCGTCCCGTTGAACCCCGTCGTCGACGGCCACACCCTCGTCATCCCCCGCGAGCACGTCACCGACTTCGTCGCGGACCCGGTTGTGTCCGCCCACACCATGTACCGCGCTGCCGAGCTGGCGGGTGGTTACCCGGCCGGATCCATGAACCTGATCACCAGCAGGGGAAGGGCAGCTACGCAAAGCGTGTGGCATCTCCATCTGCACCTCGTGCCCCGCGCCGAGAACGACGGCCTCGCACTGCCCTGGTACAGCGGGCGAGGGAAGCAGGTGCGCTCGTGACCCGCCCGCCAGTGCGCTGGCAGCCGGACGACGGGAGTGCCGCGATCCTCGCCGCCTACGCCCGCCGCGGCGAACGCCCCGGCAGCGTCCTGCGCCGCGCCCTGCTCCTCCTCGCCCGCGCCGACGGCATCCTCACCGGACTCGGCCGCATCGACGGACAACGACAGCCCAGGAGGCGACCGTGACCACCCACCCGCAACAGCCTCGCGTTCGCGCCCCGAAGCCGAACCAGTACGAGCGCGCCCAACGGCAGGCCGCCATCGACGCACTACTGCAGCGGGCTCTCCGCGGCGTTCTCACCATCCCTGAGGCTGCCGTCCTCGCCGACTACTGGCGCGCCGAACGGAAGATCGCAGACAAGACCCGTCAGCGCCTCGCCGATACGACGCGCGCCCTCCAGCGCCACCGCGAAGCCGCCGATGCGGAGATACGCCAGCTTGAGGACCGCATCGCCATACTCACCGTCAACCAGCAGAGAGAGGCAAGCGCATGACCGAAGCGGCCGAGCCTGCGCCCTGGACGCAGCTTGAGGCCCGTGCCTTCAACGCCGTCCTCCCGGCGCTGCGGGAGGTGGGGGAGTGGCTGCCGCTCTCCGCCCGCCGCAAGGTCGCCCGAGCCGTTCTCGCCGAGATCCTCGGCCCCGTACCCGACGGCGCCGACACCGCCACGTGGACCGCTGTGCGCGCCATCCAGCTCATGAACGAGGCCGGGCGACAGCGAGACGAAGCCCAAGTCAAGCTCGCCCGCATCAGCGCTCTCGCCGACGAGTATCCGGCAGGCATCGACACCGCCCTCATCGAGGACGCCCTTGACGACCAGCGAGACCAGAAGGGACAGCCATGAGTCCCGCAGCTCGCTACGCTCCGCCCTGCCCGCACGCCGACCAGCACACCCCGCACCCGCGGCGGCAGTTCGCCCATGAGGACTGGGCCCAGCAGATGCTCCGCACCCACACACAGCAGCGATGCCCTGCCTGCGGACTCTGGGCGATCTGGGTGCCCTGTCCCGACGCCCCCGACCTGCCGCCGATCGACTATCGGATCGAACACACCCAGTGCGGCTGCTGCAACGGCGACCCGGAGTGTGCCTGCTCGTACCACCAGCCCGCGACGAAGGAGGCGTGATGCGCGCCGAAGACATCCTCCAGCAGATCGACGGAGCTCTCGAGGACTGGACTGTCAGCGGCGACGCCATGCGCAGTCGGCCCGGCGGGGAACGCGGCGGGATCAAGGGCTCCACGCCGCAGACTGCGATCACGGACGAGACGGCGGGACCGAGCGTCTGGATCGCTCCCATCGGCACCGCAATCGACGCAGACGGCTGGCAGGAAGCCGGCTACATCACCAGCGTCGACTTCGAGATCGACCAGGCGTCCATCAACCCGGCCGTGCTCACCACACCCCAGCCGACGGTGACCTGGCAGGAGATCGCCGACTGCATCGCCCAGATCGAAGCCGGGCGGGTACGGCGGGCGCAGCTGCTGGAAGAGTTCGTCCGAGCCTTCACCGGGTCGCTCGAAGCCGTCCGGCCCCGCATGGAGGAGGCTGGCCGGGCGATTGCCAAGTCCCCCTACGGGCCACCGCGGCCCAGAAGGTGAACAGCCGTGCGCCCCCGCCCCTCAACGAGGGAGCGGGGGCGCAGTCGTGTTGTCAGGGTGTCCACTGCTCCGTACAGGCGAGGCAGATCCGCCGGTTCTCCCACGCCGCCCGCGCCTGATCCGCGGCCTCCGCCTTCCGGTACAGGCCGTACCCCCAAAGGCCGCCCGCTGCGATCGCAGCCAGGCCGACCGCGATCCCGCCCGACGCCAGGAACGCGACCCCCAGCACCACCAGGCCCACCGCGGGCAGCAGCCCGCCGGTGGCCGCGGCCGGCTGGGCGTAGGCATCCCGCAGCGGCGAACCCGGCGGCAGACTGTCGCGGTAGTGGGAGAGCAACTGCACGTTCGACGATCCGCACTTGGAGCTGGGGCAGTTCATGCTGCAACCTCGTTTGGCGCGCGGGGAGTTGAGAGCAGCAGGGTCCGGTGCTACCCGGTGGTTCGGCAAGGCGGCTTGCCGTATCTGTGGCAGGCGCCACAAGGGGTGCGGCTCATGCGGCACGGCAGCACCAGCAGCCAAGCTGGTGTAGTCAGACGGCTACTGAGGGACGCCACTCACGGCGGGCCCGGCCACGGATCCCTGCCCGGCGGGGCGCTGCTGGTGCGCTCGGAAATGGGTTCACGGATAGTGATTCTCGGCTGGCGGTATCAGGCTGACACTGCGGACCGATACCCTCGAATGTGGAAAAGCCATTTTCACCGGAGGCGACGATGAGCGACCAGCCGTGGACCATCGAGCGGATCCGTGACGCCCTCGGTAGCCCCGCCCTCGCCCAGCGCTTCCTCTCCGAGATCAACCGCGCGCCAGCCCACCAGCTGCTTTCCGTCTTCGCGCGCTGGGAGCGCATCGCCAAGGACACCCTGGCGGCCGTCGAGCGAGGCCAGCAGATCGCTGCCGCCGAAGCCCGCGGCGAAGACCCGACCGGCACCTGGACCGACGCAACAGACCGGGTCCTTGCCGACGCCGACCGCATCCGCTCCCGCGGCGCTGCCTGATCTTCCCGAGTCGGCGCAGACACCCCACCGCAGTCGCTACGCTGGGTCGCGCAAGAATCACTGTCCGCCGTCCAGTGGTTGTGCGCCCCGTTTTGGTGCCCAGACACTGAGAGGCATAGTGATCTACAGGCTCAAGTACGACCCGGCGGCCGAAGCGGTACACGAAGCGATGCCGCCAGCCGCCAGCGAAGCCCTCACCCTCGCGCTTGCCGACGCCTGCTACGACCCTATCGCCGCGACCGAGCCCTACGGGGAAGACGACGGCGTCGTGCGGATGCTCGTCACCAAGCAAGTCTTCGCCGTACTCCTCATCGGGGAGACAATGAAGACGATCACCGTGCTGCAGGTCACCTACCTCGGATGACAGCGGACGGTGCTATCAGGGGCCGATCCGTAACGCCCGTGGCACCGCCACCTGCGCCGGCGGATCACTTGCCGGGCGTCTCCTGCCAGATCCGGGCTGCCAGCAGGTCCACTTCGTCTTGGGATAGGCCGCGCTTCGCCGCGATCAAGACTCGGCTCCCGTCCGGCAGCGTCGCCCACCGCATCTCCGTTGCAGCCCCCGGAACAGGTCTTTCCGTCATGGCAGCCTCCGCTCGCTGGTCGAGCGGCCAGGGTAGCGAAATGCGCCCCCACCTGTCGGTGGGGGCGCATCGGTTCGGGGGTCAGAGCTCAGTGATCTCGAACGGTGGAGGAAGGGTCGGAGTCGGCACGTGGAGTAGGTGTCCGAGCATCGCGCGGGCTGTGATCTCCCACTCCGATTCTGGCCGTCCCGGTGGCCGTGTGAACAGCAGCGATCCGTCCGCCCGGACCACTGCCGCCCCCGTGAATGTCGGGTCTTGGATGCTGCTCGTCGTAACCTCGACGTCGAACTGGGCGAGGAGGTCACCCAAGGGCGCATCCGACAGGCGGTCTGTCGACAAAGGCACGCCCGCTGCGGCGCGCGTCCCGCTACTCTTCATAGAGAACTCCATCCTTCACAGGGTTGGGTTGCTGATCAGCGAGTTCACGGCTCGCTGGTTAACAGGCCGGGCGGTCGCCACCGCCCGGCCGTTCGCGTCTCTGGACTCAAGCACCTTTGTCGCGGCCTCAGTTGGCGGAGGCGCGTGACCTGCGCAGTGTCCGGCTTGTGGTATCGGGACAGGATTCGCCGCGCGGGCGGGACGGGCGCGCGTTGAAGCAGTGGCCAAGCTCAAGCCGTCCGGAACTCGCCGTCAGTGCGGCAGCACGTCGTCGAGGAAGTGCTGCACCGGTTCGTAGAGGCCGTAGGGCACCAGGCCGGGGATCTCCTCGTGCCGCGCCCACACGACCTGGTCGAGCTCGTCCTCGTCCGCGACGTGCGCCGTACCCGAGACCACCTCGCAGGCCGTGTACGCCATGAACTTCCCAGACTTCGGATGCACCCGGTCGCCGATGTACTTCACGGGCTTCACTGTCAGGCCCGTCTCCTCGAGCGTCTCCCGCACTGCCGCCTCCTCGGCGGTCTCACCCTCCTCGACACCGCCAGCCGGGAACTGCCAGGACAACTCGCCTTCCTTCACGCGGCGGCGCACCATGAGAACGCGCTCCCCGTCGGTGATGATCGCGGCGGACACGTCAGGCTTCGTCGTCTCGGTCATACGGTTGCCTCCAGGGCGTTCAAAATCGGCGGATAGATGCGGTCGGTGGGGATGAAGCGGCTGAGCTCCCCTATCGGGGCCCACGCCACGGCGACGTTCTCGGAGGAATCCCCGTTGACTGCCTCGCCGTGCACAAAGTCGCAAAGGAAGTAGTCGCAGATAGCGCGCGTCCGAGGGTGGAGCCGTTCACCCAGGTGTTCGCGGACCATGCAGTGCACGCCGGTCTCGTCCAGGGTCTCCCGGACCGCGACCTTCGACGCCGAACCGCCCGGCTTCACAATCCCCGCAGGGAACTGCCAGGCAATGTCGTCGCCGTCCTGCCTGCACACAAGCAGCACGTCATCACCGCGGCGGACCACGGCGATCGCCACCCTGAGAGCCTGCGCCTGCGGCTCAGGCATGGCTGCCCGCGACAAATGGATGAAACGCCGGCGCACCGCATCACCTGCCATTCTGTAAGCCGTCGCCAGGATTCGTTGCGTGTCCGGCTGGGGCACCATTGCCGGGTTCGCACGCCATGACGCGACGCTGCGTACCGACACCCCGAGCTTTCCCGCGAACTGCTCCTGGGTCATTTCGAATGCGTCTTGGAGCCGGGCGGCTTTCTCCCCGGTCCACTGCTGCACTTCGTCCACTATCGGCTCCTCGGCCGCCTTCGTGGGGCCTGTTGCTGCGGGTCTGCATTCGTCTGCATATTCCGCTGCAGATCACTGCATGGCGCTGCATGTGGTCTTCGTGGTCCGGGCGCGTCTGCACGCGAAGACTGACCACATGCAGCCTCGGTCACTCTCCCTTGCCGTACTGGAAGGCGCGTTGGAACGACACGTCTCCCATGGCCTTGCCGATCTCCTTCCATGTCTTCCCCTCGTCGCGGAACCCCTGGGCGATTTCCTGGCGTTGCCGCCGGCGCCACAGCTCGAGCTCGGTCTCAAGGAAGTTGGCCAGCTCAAGGTAGGCGGCCCAGCGCTCGTTGAGATCAGTGATCTCGCGCAGATGCTCGTCGTAGCGGGTGAAGGGAGCGTCGGGGGAGTCGGCCATGACGTGAGAGTACGGGCGATCCGACGCCCACTCAAGGCACGGCTAGAACAGTTGTGTTGGGCGCTTGACTCGTCCCATCGAGACCTCTACGGTCGTACCAGTCGCCCTTCAAGGCAGCATCTTGAAGGCGGCTACGTCGTCCACTCCTACCGGACCCAGTCCGCGGGCGGCACACAAATGAAGATCGGGCCGGACACCGCGACTCCTACATCGCAGGCCGGCCCTAACCACCAGGTTCTGTGAAGGAGACCCTGTGGCTACCACCGATCTTATCGGCACGCTCCAGCGTGCCGACCGCGAGGGCAACACCGCCCCGCTGCCGTCGGCCGCTGCTACGGCGCTGGCAGAGCTGATCCCGCATTTCCCGCTGGTGCAGGCCGTTGCCGAGTACGAGACGGCGGCCGTGCACGCCGCGCAGCTGGCTGGCCTCGCCGAGTCGGGCCGCATGTCGGATCTCGACGCGGACAGCCTGGCCACCGCCGAGGACCTGATGGCCGCCGCCCGCGCCACCCTGGCCGCCGCCGGCCGTCTCGACCTGATCGACGACCCGTCCCTGAAGGTCGCCCGCTACCGGGAGCTGTCGGCGACGATCGACCGGCTGTCGTCGCGGGAGTCGCACTACATGGCCCCGGACGACTGGAACGCCCTGCACAGCGCGCAGGAGGAGCGGGCCCGGCTGCACTTCGAGTTGAAGCGCGCCGGCCAGATGCACCTGATCGAGGCCGCGTCGTGAGCGCCCGCGTGATCCTGGCCGACTTCCCGGCTGGCGGCCCGCGTGGGTCGTGGCCGGCGGAGGAGAAGGCCGCCGAACTCACCGCGCAGGGCCAGCCCGCCACCGTCCGCATGGACCTCGACCGCGACCGGTTCGTGGTCGTCCCGGACGCCGAGTCGTGAGCCCCGCCGAGCAGGGCGCTGCGGCGAAAGCGCTGGCCTCGCAGACCCGACAGCACATGGAGGCCGCGAAGGCCGCCGCCGCTGCCGCTGAGGCCGCCCGCCGGGCCGCCGAACAGCAGCGCTAACCCCAAGCCGCCGCGGGTGGCGGTGTCCGCCCCCGTCCCGCCGCCCGCGGCTTCCCACCCCACTTCATCCCGGCATGACCAACCGAGGAGATCAGCCATGCGTTTTTCCCGCCGCCAGTTGACCGAGCTTGCCGAGGATCGCGAGAAGTCCGCGGCCCGCAGTGAACGCGCTGCCGCATCCGCCGAGCGTGACGCGGCCGCCGAGTCCCTCAGCCCGGCGACGCGTCGCCAGGCGGCCGCCCAAGCGCCGATCTCCCGGCGCTTCGCCCGCGAATGCCGAGAGGAAGCTTCCGCCTACCGCGCTGGCTACCAGCCCGACCAGATCTGACCCCACCCCTTTCCCGCCCCACCTGACCAGTGAGGAACCACCGCCATGTCTCCGTACCTGTTCTCCGCCGACCTGGGCCGCACCGAGATCGGCCTGAAGGCCCGCACGATCACCACGGTCGCCGAGGCGCTCGCGATGAGCATCACCGACTTGTTCGCCGAGTACGCCGACGCCCGCCAGGCCGCCGACCTGGCCCGCATGGAGTCGATCCGCGACCACGCCACCCGGCTCGACGCCTCGCTGCTGGCCGAGCTGGACGGCTTCGACTACCCGGCCGCCGCCTAACCCCCCGATACCGCCGCCGCGCGGTCGTCTACCCCCCGTCCCGCGCGGCGGCACCCAACCCAACCGAGAGGAGCCCGTCAGTGGGCCTGTTCAGCAAGGCGGCCGATTCCGCCGCCGCCAGCATCGCCCGCGCCGGCCAGAAGATCGCCGGAGACAAGGGCGTCAACGCCGCCAACAAGGTCACCGGCCCGCTGCTCGGCCGCCGCTTCGAGCGCTGCTCCAAGGCGTGCGGGCACTGCAACGTGCCCTGCGTCAACGGCACCTGCAACCACTGATCATTCCGACACCCAACTGAGAGAAAGACATGTACACCGGATCAGCCGACGAGTTGCGGGCGAAGACCGCCCGAAGCCAGGACATCGGCCGGAAGATCGCCGCCTTGCTCAACGAGGCGGAGCAGATCGCCCAGGGCTCGGTCGCCGCGCAGGTGCAAGGGCTCGGGTTCACCATCAGGCGCCGCGGCAGCGGCTTCACCGCCGACACGAGGTGATCGGCTTGCCGACCTGGGAGTTCACCGCCACCTCGAGTACCGGGCAGCCCGTCAACCCGGTCACCAAGGCGCCGACCGACACGATCACCGTCTACAGCCAGGCCGATCTCGACCGGCGGATCGCCGCCGCGAAGACGGACCCGCGGCAGATAGACGTCACCGTCCGCCGCATCAACTGACCAGTCCGCACCTGAAGGGATTTGATCCGCCATGACTGCCAGCCCGCCGAAGGTGAACGGCCAGGCTCGGCCGCCCGCCCCGCCCGTGCTGGGGGACTGGCAGCCCATAGAGGCCACCCCCACCCAGGCCGACACCCCCACCGACACCCAGCCTGCCGAGACCCAGGCCGACAGCGACCTCGTCGCCCAGGCCAAGGCCGAAGCGATCCGTGCCCAGGCGTGGGCCGACTCCGAGAAGCAGCGCATCGCCGCCGAGGCGAAGAAGGAAGCCGAGCTGAAGCTGGCCGAGGCTGAGGCCGAAGCCATCCGTATCAAGGCGGAGGAAGACGCCCGTAAGCTGCGGCTCGCCAACGACCGCGCCGAGCGCAAGGCCCGCGAGGAGGAGGCCGCCTCCAGCGCGCGGATCGCCGAGCACAACCGGCGCCGCGAGGAAGCCGACCGCGCCCGCGAGGCAGCGGCGCGGCAGGCCAAGGAACAGCAGCAGGCCGAGACCGCAAACGCCGAGGCCGTCGAGAAGTCCAGCAAGCGGTGGCGGAACGTGGCCCTGGGCTTCTACGCCCTGTGCGCCGCCGTCGCCCTGCCCGTACAGATGGCAGCCTTCTACGACCCGAACGCTGAGTACCTGCTCGTCGCCCCGGTGTTCATCGAGGTGATCGCGCTCGTCGCCCTTGTCGGTGCCGCCGCGGCGGTCACGGACGGGCGCCCGCAGTGGCACTACCGGCTCGTCGCCTGGGTCGGCGCCCTGACCGCCGCGACCATCAACATCGTTCACGGCCTTGACGCGTTCGACCCGGCGACCGCGTTCGGCACCGCCCTCGCATCGATCGCCGGCCCTGGCATGTGGGACCTCCACGAGCACGGCCGCATCCGGAAGCGCGACGGCAAGCCGACGTGGCGCGAGCGGTGGGCCGCGAAGAAGGCGGCCGAGGCGGAAGCCAAGCAGAAGGCTGTCGAAGAGTCGCGGCGTGCTGCCGAGAAGGCCGCCGCGGAGAAGGCCGCCGCAGAGGCTGCGGAGCAGCTTGCCAATGCTCGCGCCGAAGAGTTCCCGGACGTGTGGGACGAGGCCGAGAAGATCGCTGCGGCGGTCGGTGAAGTCACCGTCACCGAGGCCGTGTGGAAGCGCGCTTACCGCAACATCAAGGGTTGCGAGCCGGGCGAATCCATCGAGTCCATCACCGCCCGCCGCAAGGCCGAAGCGCGCGTCGAATCAGCCCTCAACGGCACCCCCGTCAACACGGTCAGCAAGACCACGAACGCGCAGCGTGCGATCCAAATGAACAACTCCCCGCGCCGGTCCGCCTACAAGCCCGTTCCGCCGCGCCGAACGCCTGGCGACACAGCCCCGTATCACCCCCTCGCTCGCCGTGCGAACGGGGAAACGAAGCGCCGCCTGAACGCCGCCAAGAACGCCCGCTAACCCATCCCCTGGAGTGATCAGACTATGAACGCCACCCTTCGCCGTCTCGCCGTGTCGTCCGCCGCTGCTGTCGCGCTCGTCGGAAGCGCCGCCACCGTCACCACCGCCGAGGCCGCCGAGCACGAGGCGACCGTCGTCGCCATCGCCCGCACCGACACCCAGCCCAGCCTCACCAACGGCCTCACCCCCGACAGCGCCGGCAGCGGCGCCCAGCTGCAGAGCCCCGTCACCCAGATCCCGGCAGGCACCCAGCAGCAGATCCAGACCCAGGCGTCCGGCGGGGCGATCGGTGCTGGCGTGGTCGCCATCCTCGTCCTCGGGATCATCGTGTTCGTCCGCGTGAAGCACCGCGACATCAAGCCCGGCGACGCGGTTTTGGTCGGCCTGTTCGGCATCGCCCTGTCCGGCACGGTCGTCGGCGCCATGGGCGACCAGCTCACCGACTCCGTCGTCAGCTCCCTCGGCAACGTCCTCAGCGGCCTGTAACCCCACGACCCCCGCGGGGCCCCACCAGGGCCCCGCCCCTCATCTGGAAGGACATGGCCAGTGGCCACCGAGACCGAGCCCATCGAGCAGCAACCCGCCGAGGCGACAGCCGTCGAGGCCGCTGAGCCCAGCCGTGGCGACCGCGCCAAGGCCGCCTTCAAAGAACAGCGCAACCACATGACCGCCCGTACCCGCGACTGGCTGGGCGGCGGCGACATCGACCAGGTCACCGCCATCCAGATCGCCACCGAGAAGAAGACGCGCAAACACACCGAGCGCCTCGCCCACCAGCAGCGCATCGTCGCCGAAGCCCACGGCCGACTCTCCCACGCCAAGGCACGGTCCGAAGCCGGCGAACCCATCAACGCCGGAACGCTCGCCACCCTCGCAGGCCGCGTCGCCGCCGAAGAGTCCCGGCTTGCCGAACTACAGGCACAGCCCGTCCTGCCCCCGACCGACCGTGAGATCAACGCCGCCCGCACCAGCAAGAAGGCCGGGCGCGCCGCGATCCTCGCAGGCGGCGGCTTCGCCTCCCTGCCCGTCCTCGGCACCGCCATAGAGCAGGCCGCCACCGGGCAGCCCATGCTCCTCGCCGCCCTCGGCACCGCCGCCGGCTACGGCTGGTACCTGATCTCGCGCCCCTTCACGGCCCGCAGCGCCCAGGGGGTGGAAGTCCCTTTCGTGACCACCCCGACCGGCAACCTGCCCGCCACGTTCCAGGCGGACCCGGCCGGGGGCACAGTGGTGATGCCCGGAACGAGCGGCGTCGTCATGTCCGTCGAGCAGCTGCCCGAAGGCGCCAAGCCGTACCCCATCCGGAACGCGCGCACGCCTGACCAGCTCGCCGAATGCGTGCTGCTCGCGGCCCACGCCGAGAACGTGCCGATCGTCGAGGTGTCGGACGTGCAGCGGCAGCCGTGGGGCTGGCAGTGCACCGTCCGTGTCGGTGAAGGTACCCCCGAAGCGATCATCGAGAAGAGTGGCGACCTGGAGACCAGGTTCGACCTGCCCACCAACGGCGTCAGGCCGCAGCCCCTCAAGGCTCGCCGCGCCTGCGCCATCCTGCGCCTCGTCGACGGCAACCCGTTCGCCACCGCCCCTGGCCTGCCTTACCGGGCCCCGAAGTCGATGTCGATCACCGACCGGTTCCGCATCGGAACCAGCGTCGGCGGTGACCCGCTTGAACTGTCCCTGGCCGGTGTCATGGGCCTGTGGGTCGCGGCCTCGGGTGGCGGCAAGACCGGCATCCTCCAGGCGCTCGCCGAGGGCACCACCGCCTGCCGGGACAACATCACCATCGACCTCGACCCGCACGGGGATGGCCTCGAAGACTTGGGGGACTGCGTGCGGATAACCGCTCGCACCAACGAGCAGATCGAAGCCGTCCTGCTGTTCTTCCTGGTCATGTCGAAGGCGCGCGCTCGGCTGAGGCAGAAGCTCGGCATGGGCAAGAAGTGGAAGGCCAGCGCCTCCCACCCTGCGGTCACGATCTTCTTCGACGAGTTCCCGAAGGCCACCGAACTCGCAAAGAAGCTGGCGTTCGACCTGCTGCTCGTCGGTCGCAAGGAGCTCATCGAGGTCGAGATTGCCTCCCAGGGAGGACAGAAGGGCTACCTGGGGGAGAACTTCGCGCAGATGGTCGCCCTCAAGGCTGTCGGCCCGTGCAAGGTCGGCGACACCCGCGCCGTGTTCGGCGACGGCGCCGTCAAGGAGGGTTACCTGCCGCACAAGCTGTCCCCGGCCACCGCCACCGACCCCAAGGACGCCGGCCACATCTACATCCAGGGTGTGCCTGGCATGGCCGACGAGCCGATCGAGTACGCCATCCACGAAACCCCGTCCGCGGTCCTGCGGCAGCTCGCCGAGGAACGCCTGGCTGCTGGCCTGCTCGACCCGGATCAGGACAGTCTCGACGCGATGAAGGGCGTGGACCTGCCCGAGTACGTCGAGCCGGTCTGGGACAGCGAAGGAAACCTCAAGAAGTCGGCGCCGGTGTCGCTCCTGACCTGGGAGCAGCTGCTGCGGCTGTGCGGTGCCGAGCCGCCTGCGGGATCGGACCTCACGGACGGCCCTGCGCGGGCCGCGGTCGAGGATTCGGTTGCCGTCATGGAGAAGGCGGGCGTCGACCGCATGAAGACGGAGACGCTGCTCCTAGCGCTCCGCGAGTACGACCCGGACGCCTACGGCGAGATGTACGCCGATGAGCTGAAGGCCCTCCTGAAGGAGGCAGGTGCCGGGTCGCCGATCACGCTTGGTCCGATCGGTGAAGAGAAGAACCCGCGCGGGTTCAAGCGCGATCGGCTGCGCCATCTTCTGTGACCGTTATGCGTGTAATGCCTAGCTGATCGGTAGCTGATCGGAGTCGATTCCTGAACAAACCTGCAGGTCACGGCCGCTCGGTCGGCTGATCTCAACCTGATCGGAGTCTGCTTCGAGCGGACGGCGATCAGACCATGGAGCGCGCCTGACCTGCAGGTTTGCCAGCCGAGCGCTGCCGATCGCCAAGAACAAACCATCACATACCCGGAAACGGAGACCTCTCATGCCCAAGACCTGGAAGCCTGGCGATGCCAAGCGATTCGCCCGCGATGTCCGCCTCGGCACCCCGTACTACTTCGTGTACGACGTCGCCCGGAATGCCGCGCCTTACGAGGACGCCCGCCTGTACAGCGAGATCGTTTTCGACCGGCATGCCCCGCTCACCGGCACGCCCATGGCGGGCAGCATGTCCGCCGTCCGCCTCTGCCAGACCTACGGCCCCATCTACGACCAGCCGCCCGCCGGCATGCGCAACGTCGCCGGTCCCGGCCCGCAGGTCGGTGCGCCGCTCGGCGACAACTACGAGGCCGTCCTCGACGAGGCCGAACTCCGCGGCCTGGAGAAGCACGTCGCGAACGGCAGTGACCCCGCCAAGCGCCGCCCGCTCAACAGCCGACGGCCGTAGCTGAGCCGGGGCGCCCCTCGAATGCCTGCCAGCGACCCAGGGGCGCCCCTTCCCTCCAGCCCGATCAAGACCAGACGTGGAGACCCTCATCATGCCCCAGCCCATGACTGACCAGGAGTGGGAGGCCCAGAACGGCAACCTCTCACCCGACGAAGCCAGAGCCCGCGGACTGTGCTGGTGCTGCCAAGGCCGCACCGTCCTGTACACCGCGTTCGGCGGCGTCCAGCGCAAGGTGCCCTGCCCGGAGCACTGCGACAACGGCAAGGCCCGCCGATGACCACCCTCGTCACGGCTCCGCCCGCCGCAGACCTCGACTTCGACACCCGCCTCGTCCTGCGAGCCGCCGAGATGACCGTGCGGCTCGACCAGGCCGCGGTCGCCTTCGCGATCAACACGGCCCACCTTCCCGGCTCCGACCCGAGACCCCTCGTCGTCGAGCCAGCAACCCTGCAGCTCACGCCCACCCTGGCGCCCTGCCCGTACAACACGACCGCAGGCCTGCTGCACCGAGCCCGTGCCCGGATCGAGACGGACGGCTGGTGCCGTGACGCCCTGTTCGACGAGTCCGGTGCCATCTGCCCCATCCGTGCGATCCGTCTCGAAGCCGCCACACGGGACCAGGCCGACGACGCGTGCGTGCTGCTCCTCGAAGCGATCCAGCGCGACTTCCGCGACGCCGAAACCATCCCGTCATGGAACGCCGCGCAGACCAGCCCAGCCCCGGTCCTCCTCGCCTTCGACAGGGCCGCCACTCTCGCCCACAACCGCGATCAGTAAGGAGCCTGCCTTGGGCATCAGCATCAGCCACGGAGTGCCGTCCACCCGCTCCGCTCTCACCATCGAGAACCTTGGCAAGCACCTGGCCCACGCGCTCACCAGCTCGGAATGGCGCGAGCTCGCCTATCTCTTCGATGGCCACCTCCACACCCCCGTGTACACGCCGCCTGCCGAAGCGGGACGTATCGGCGACCTTCTCGCCAAGGCCGCCACCAGCCGGCGCATGGACTCAGACTGGGGGCAGCTCGCCAACTTCCTCGCCAGTTCAGCGCGCCGCGCAGCGAACGCAGGCGAACAGTGGGAATGGACCTGACGCCCGGCCAAACCCGCCAACACAGGGCCCCGACCGTCCCATCGGTCGGGGCCCTGTCGCCGTCACGAATCGATGAATCTGCAACGAGGCCGGACTTCCTTAACATCATCCGGCGATAGCCTGACGAGCCATCACATCCCTGGGGGGACCATGACAGACAACACTCCGGACCAGCCCGACACCCCACCGCCGCCCGCCGAACCGCCCACCGTGCCCGCGGCCGAACCCGCGAAGAGACGCCTCACCCTGCTCGCGGCCGGACTCATCGGCCTGCTGGTCGGAGCCGGCGCCGTCGGCGGCGTCTGGGCGACCACCGCCAGCAGCGGGCCCGACAAGCCCGAGACGTTCACCCTCGAAGGCGCCTTCACCCTCACCGAGGACACCGTGACCACGGGCGACGACGACTGCTCGGCCAGCTACGACAGCGGCTACGACGACATCGCCGAAGGAGCCTCCGTCACCGTGTACGGCGCATCCGGCGACGTCATCGCCACCGGAGAACTCGGCGACAGCAAGATGGTCTCCTACAACTGCCGCTTCAAGATCGCCGTCCCGGACGTACCCAAGGGCGAGAAGTTCTACAAGGTGGAAGTCTCACACCGCGGCACAATCCAACTCTCGGCGAAGGAAGCGGAGAACGGGGAACTCGCCGCCAGCCTCGGCTAGCCGGATGTGACAGGGCCCCGACCGCTGCTTGCGGTCGGGGCCTTCGTCATGCGCGGTACGGCGCGTGCCATCCACCGCTGGTCGGTCAGCTGCCGGGGCGGCATCGCCGGCTGCAACCCGGCCGCGACGAGAAGCCGCAGGCCTTCTGCTGTCTCCGACTCGCTGTCGCCCTGCACCGTGAAACGAAGCGCCATAGCGGCAGTCTGCCCGGACCCCGGGGGAGCAGGGGCGGGAATCGGGGGATCTGCCGGCTACCGCTTGTGTCGCTGGTAGGCGCGCCACAGCCGCCATGCACGGAGGGCGATCACTGGCAGGACCACGGCGCCGACCACGATGCCTGCCCACGGCGGGAGGCTGCCCGAGTCGGGGAGGAAGAGGGCCAGCATCACGGCCGCCATTGCTCGCGGTAGCCGGGCCGGTCCGCGTACACGGCCGCCTTCCGCTTGGCCCACCGTTCCATGACGTGCAGCATCGCGGGCAGATAGTCCGCTTCGCGGCGCAGAGCAGCCAACTGGATCACGTCGGCGTCCTTTCCTGCTTCGGCAAGCCTGGCCGCCTCCCGTTGATGCGCCGCGTAGGCGTCCAGTAGACGGCCGTACTCGGCGAGCAACTCGCGGTCCGCGTCGATCTCGCGCAGCACCCGGCGCGGATCATGCTCAGAGACGTGCCCGCCGATCCCGGCCGGCACGTCGTAGATGAGGTCAGCACCGCGCGCGGACACAACCTTGCCGCCCAGCTCGTCCTCCGCCTGGTAGACCCAGTCGAGGTTCATCTTGCCGAGCGAGTCGTCGGCTCCGCGCGCGATCCGCTCGTCCTCATCGAGCTGCTCGCCCAGCCACCGCATCAGGTCGTCGCTCATAGCGTCCATCGTGTCACCACCTCCGGGACGACCGCACGGGTTGGCCTCGGTGGTCGCTGCGGTTGCCGCGGGCGCTGTTGCAGCGGCGGTGCGCTGAGCGTGCGGTGGCGTGGGCTGCGATCCAGCTGGACTTGCCTGCGGCCGGCGGGCCAGTGAGGTGGATCAAGACCGTGGGCATGGGGAGGAGTGTGTCACCACCGGCGGGAGCGGCGCTCCACCTTGGCTGGGCCCGCTCCTGTCCGGGGCGGGGCCACACGCGCGCGGTGGGCCATTGGCCCGGCGTTGTCGACCTCGTGTTGCACCATTGGCCTAATGCGTCACTCGCTTCCCGCACCACACGAGGAGCCTGCCGTGCACCACCACCCCACCACCGACCTCGACGGCTACGACTGGCCGATCTGCGTCACCCCCCGCTGCGGACGACAGCTGTGGGTCGCCGAACACGGCCGGTACGCCTGCCGGCCCTGCGAGGACGCCACCGCCCAGCGGATCACCGAACTCCCCGGCCTGTTCCGGCAACTCGACACCACGGCCATGCTCATGCGCGGCGCCCGCCGGCCCGGCGGCTCCACCTCCGGCAGTAAGACGCCGCCGATCCCGCCGCGGCTGGAAGTCCTCTCCCTCGTCGGACCGGGTGGGATAGCCGCCCGGTTGGGGGCGATTGAGGATTCGTGGCGGGCCGCGCTGGGCTGGACGATCGCGCCGTGGCGCGGCAGCCCGACGCAGGCTGTGCCTCATCTGGTCGGGTTTCTCACCAACAACCTGCTCTGGGCCTGCTCCAGCTACGAGTCCGTCGGCCAGGACATCGACGAACTGCGCAAGTTGCACGCCGAATGCACCGCGCTTGCGTCGGGGGAGAAGCGGCCAGGCCGCGTCCAGATCGGCTACTGCCCCACCCCGGTCGGCGACGGACACTGCGGGGCCCAGCTCACCGCGTCCACCGGCAGCCACCGCGTCCACTGCCACGCCTGCGGGGCACGCTGGGACGGGCTCGGGGAGTGGCGGGAACTCCGGGCGGCGCAGGAAGCTGTGCTCGCCGAGCAGGTGCAGCAGGCGGGAGCGGCAGCGTGACTACGAAGCTCGTCCCCTGGCACGATCGAGAACTCATCTTCCCCATGGGGCTCCGCAAGACCGCGAACTGGGAGCGTGCCGTGGCTACCGGCGGCGCGCTGGATGACACCTGCCCGATCCACGCGTGGCCCGTACCGCTCGACTTCAGCGAGGAGTGGCGGGACGGGGTGCTGGTCCTCACCTTTCACCCGTGTGAGCATCGGGGCTTCCCCCAGTGGGACGGTCGGCAGCGCACCGCGAGCCGCTGGCTGGACAACCCCATCGCACGACCGCCGCGTCGACGGAGAGGATATTCGCGAACGCTGATGCGGTTTCGGCAACAGGGCTTGCTATCTGATCAGTAGCGAGCGTATGGTGTGCTCCAATCGATCTCGCTGTGTCTGGAGGGCCGCCACCGTGCGGCCCTTTCGCGTGTCTGGGGGTGGTCGAATGCCCCCGCAACTCGTCACCGAAGACCTCGCCGCCTACTGGACCGGACGCCCCCCAGCCACCATCCGACGGTGGGCAGCCGAAGGCAGGCTCACGAAGCACCGCGACCACGGGCGGCGACGCAACGGCGTCCTCTACGACCTCGCCGAACTCCCCGCCGCAAAACGCGACCCCGACACCCGCGAACTCATCGCGCCCGCCGAAGCTCCGCCGGTCATCGACCATGGCTTACTCGCCGCCTGATGCTCCCTGCGTGAGGCTCCCGCAGGGCAGGGCCTAGAAGCGCCCCCCGCGCTCGGCCCACCAAGTCCGCCCGGTCCAAGTGGGGGGCCGGGCGGACAACACCCCCCCGAACGTCCCGCCGTTCGCTGTCCCCGGACGGCGGGACTCCCACCCTCGCGCCGCGCAGCGCACACCGTGAAGGAGGCCGCGTGGCCGACAACCTGACCAACACCGCCGAGAACCGCTGCCTCGACTTCATCCTCGGCCTGACCGTCACCGCCCCCACCACACCCCTCAAGGTTGCGCTCGTCACCGCGAACGGCGACGACGCCACCGCCGGCACCGAGGTGACAGGCGGGTCCTACACGAGGCAGAACCTGTCCGTCGCCGCGGCCGTCGGAGGCGCCACCAGCAACTCGGCCGACCTCGTATGGACCGGCATGCCAGCCGCGACAGTCGTCGGCGTGGAGATCTGGGACAACTCGGCGACGCCAGTGCGGCTCTGGTACGGGCCTCTGTCCGCCTCGCGCACCGTCGCCGCCGGGGACGAGCTTCGCCTCACGGCCGGGTCCCTGTCACTGTCCTTGCAGTAGGGAGGCGCCGTGCCGTCCCTCTCGATGCTCCAGGACAACTTCAACGACGGCGTGATCGGACCCGACTGGGGCAACTCCTACGGCGGCGTCACCGAAACCGCCGGGCAGGCCCGCGTCCCTTGCGGCACCGGGTTCGCCGGATACCAGACCGCCTACTCGTGGACGTTCGCCGGGGCATCGTTCTTCGTGAAGATCGCCACCGTGCCGACCCCCGGCCCGGCGACCGAATGCTACTGCGGAGTCCTCGTCAACTCCGGCACCGACGGCACGCGCATCGGCTACACGATCAACACAGTCACGGGCCTGCTGCGCTGCAAGAACGACGTCGGCTACCTCGATCCGAACGTAGTGGAGATCCCCTACGACCCCGTCGCGCACGCCTTCCTGCGGCTACGCGAGGACAGCACAAACGTCTATTGGGACACCAGCCCGGACGGCAGCACGTGGACGAACCAGCGCACCCTCGCCAGCCCCGCCTGGATCGCCGCCGCAGTCGATACGTGCGCGCTCGACATGTCCGCCCACCGCGACGCCGGCACCACCGACTACGCGGAATTCGACCTGTTCAACACGCTCAACAACGGGGCCGTCCACACCGCTGAAGCCGACCTGACCGCCACCACCAGCCTCACCGCCGCAACCAGCCTGGTCGCGCACGGGGCGGCGGCGCTCACCGCCGACAGCAGCCTGTCCGCGGCACCCCGCGTGTCCGCGCATGCCGCCGCCAGTCTCGCCGCCGAACCGACGCTCACGGCCGACGCGGCCGATTCCGAGATCCCGGAGGTGGCCGAGTTGTCCGCCGGAGACTGGGACCTGTACATCGAGCAAGGCGCCACCTTCGTACAGACCTACACCGTCGCCGACGACCCCGCCTTCACGTGGGCCGGCTGGACCGCCCGAGCGCAGATCCGCTCCGAAGCCTCCGAGACTGGTGAGCTGCTCCTCAACCTCACGCCCTACCTGACGATCACCGGGGCGTCGATCCGGCTCGTCATCCCCGCCACCGTCACCGAAACCCTGACCCGGAACGGGCGCTGGGACCTCGAAGTCGTCACCGGCACGACCGTCGTGCGCCTACTGAACGGGCGGGCGATCGTGTCCCCGGAGGTGACCCGGTGAAAATCCAGGTCACAGGCGAACGGCCCGCCGACGCCGTGAACGTCAACGGCTGCCAGCAAGCCGCGGTCATCGAGGTCGCCGTGGGGCTCGTGTCCAGTGTCAACGGGCGCACCGGCGGCGTCACCGGCCTCGCCGAAGCAGCCGACGTACCCGACATCGCCCAAGCCGCAGCCGGCGAGGCCGAGGCCAATGCGATCGCCGCCGCGGCGGTGGATGCGACGAGCAAGGTGGCCGCGCACTCCGCGGCAGCCGACCCGCACGGCGACCGGGCCTGGGCAGATAGCAAGTTCCTGCCCCTCACCGGCGGCACCGTCAACGGGCCCCTGCGCGTCAACGGCGCCGCCAACACCTACCGGCACGTCGCCTACCAATCAGGCGGCGTCGACCGCTGGCAGCTGCAATGCGACGGCATCAGCGAGGCGGGCAGCAACGCCGGCTCCAACCTGCGCCTGTCCGCACGGGCCGACGACGGCAGTGATCTCGGGCTCGCCTGGCACGTCAACCGGGCCACCCGCCGCACCAGCTTCGGCACCACCAGCCCCCTCGGCGACGCGTGGGTCACCTCCGTCGGCGCCATCGGCGCGCGGGACCTCGGAGCCGACCCGGCGACCGCAGCGGGCGGCAGCCAGTACTACTCCAAGGGCGGCAAGGCCTACGTCAAGCAGGGCGACGGGTCCGTCGTCCAGCTCGGCGTCGTCACCAGCAGCAAGAGCGCAGTCTTCCCCACCCCGACCGGCGCCGTGTCCTACGCCGTCTGGCGGGCACCGAAAGCCTGCACCGTCACCGCGGTGCGCGGCTACCGCACCGGCGGCACCGGCGCCACCATCAACGCCTCCAAGAACACGTTCGCGCTCCTCGCCGCTGACTTGTCGCTGTCGACGGCGGATACGTGGCTGTCGGCGGGGAGTCTCCAGAACACGGCCATGGCCGTGGGGGACACACTCACTTTGCGGATCACTGGTGTCACTGGCACGCCGACCGCGGTGACGATTCAGGTGGAGATGCAGGGCTGATGCCGGGGCTGATCATGGTTCACGACGACGACACGCAAACCCAGCCCGCCCCGCAGACCCTCACCACCCAGAGCGTGGCGGGGCCGCCGCAGCAGTTGCAGGTATTCGACAGTGCGGGCCTGCTGGCCACGCTGACCGTCGGCGCCCGCACCGTGACCATGCGAGGGCAGACCCGCACGTTCACCGAGACGAAGCGGCCGTTCACCGACACCTTCGACCGGACCACCAGCAACGGCTGGGGCACCTCGCCGGGCGGCGGCAACTGGTCCAACAGCAACGGCACCGACGCCGACTACAGCGTGTCGGGTGGGGCCGGAATCATCAGCATGACCGCCAGCAACGCCAGCCGCCACACCTCCCTCGTCAACGACATCACGGACTGCGACGCGCGCCTATCCTGGTCCCTCGACGTCATGCCCGCCGGCAACGCGTCCAGCCTGGCGCTGTCGTTCGCGTACACCAGCTCGACGCAGCAATACCGGGCACGCCTGTCCGTCCTCACAACCGGCGACGTACAACTCGCGCTGGAGCTACAGACGAGCAGCGGCACGACGACACTCGGCGCCCTCACCACCGTGGGCACCGGGTACGTGGTCGGCGACGTCTGGCACATCCGCGCACAGCGCACCGGGACGACACTCCGGTGCCGCGCCTGGAAGGACGGCACGACGGAACCAGCCACGTGGACTCACCAGGTCACGGATGCGACGCTCGGCGCCGGCCGGATCGGAGTCCGCGGCATCGCCGCCACGGGCAGCACCGCGATCCCGTTCACGTTCAGGGTGCACGATCTCCAGCTGTACTCCGGGACGTGGCCGGACCCGCCCACGATCACGCACAACACGTGGGTACGGGTGTTGTCGGCACCGTTCGATGGGACGTGGACGACGGCGCTCGCCGACCAGATCAGGGCCTGGGCAGTCGACACCGCGCCGGACGCCCTCGCCTACGCGATGATGTACATCACCGGTGCACCCCCAGTCACCAGCAACACGCTCGGCGCGCAGGTGGCAGGCCAATCCAACTACGGGCCCAACAACGCGGACGGCACCCGGCAAGAAGGCGCCGACTTCCACGAGTACATGGGCTTGGGGTGGACTTTCCCCAACGGCGAGACCGTCAACGCCCCTGATCCGAAGTGGCAACGCTGCCTGGACTGCAGCGGGTTCGTCCGCATGATCTACGGCTTTCACATGGGCATACCCATGGTTCGCAACCTCAGCTTCGACGGCATCAACCTGCCGAGGCAGACCAAAGACATCGGGCCGTCAGGGCCAGGTATCGTCGTCGCCCAGTCGGCCGACTCACCCCCACCGCTGACCAACCTGGGGATCGGCGACGTGCCGTTGTTCGACGCCGACACTACGGACCCGGTCGCTGGCCAGCTCGACCACAACGGCATCTACCTCGGGACCGACACCGGCGGACACCCCCGCTTCATCAACTCCCGCAAAACGCCGAACGGTCCGACGTTCGGTGATCTCGGTGGTTCGTCCCGGCTCGACGGCACGGACTTGTACGCCACGAGCCTCCGCCTGATCAGGCGTTTCTGACGAAGGAGACCGTCATGCCCACCAGCGACGCCGAGGGCAAGGGCTGGTCCCTCGAACGGTTCCGCTTCCACCTGCCGAACACGGTCACCGACGTCGGACCCGGCGAAGGCACCTATGCCAAGCTGTTCCGGCCCGTGCACGAGGGCGTGTGGTGGACAGCGGTCGAGATCCACCGGCCGTACATCACCAAGTACAAGCTCAAGTCGACGAAGACGCGGCGGATGTACGACGAGATCCACGTCGAAGACGTCCGTGAATCCGCCGACCACCTGTTCTACCGAGACCTCGTGATCTTCGGGGACGTGCTGGAGCACGTCGAACGGGACGATGCCGTCGCTCTACTCCAGCGCGCGGAGGCGGCCGGGGCGTGGAACATTCTCGTCTCCGTACCCATCGTGCCGTCGGAGCAGGGCGAGGTCGACGGCAACCCCTACGAAGCCCACCTCCACCAGTGGGACCCCGACGACATGGACCAGGTGCTCGCCGGACTCGGCGGGACGGTCGACTCCATGCGTGGGTCCACGCTCGGCTGCTGGTGGTGGACTCGGACGTGACCAGCGAGATCTTCCGCTACGAAGTCCCCGTCGACGACCGCTGGTACGAGATCGCCGGCTGCGGAACGCCGCTGCACGTCGACTGCCGCAACCTGCGCATCGTCGAGTTCTGGGCCTGGCGCCGCGACGATCTGCCCGCCCGGCGGTTCCGCGTCTTCGGCACCGGCCAACTCGTCCCAGACGGCGCCCACTACCGAGGCACGACCATCGCGCCCGGCGGGCAACTCGTCTGGCACCTCATCGAACAGCCCTAACCCCACCCCGGAGCCCGCGCCGTGCCCGAACCCCTCGCTGTCGAGAACCTGTGCGAGCACAGCTGGCAGTACAACAAGCCCGCCCACGCCAACGCCTCCGTCCGCATCTGCGGCCTCTGCCACGCCATCGACGGCGAAGATCTCCTGCGGACCCTCGACGAGTACGCGCTGGAGCAGATGGCCAAGCTGAAGCAGAAGCCGACAACGCTTCTGTACGCGCACTCCGACGGCGAGGTCTACAGCTACGTCGACCAGCCCGGCGGCATCCCCGACAGCGCGCGCGAGCGGGCCCTCCTGCGTGGCCTCCTGGGCTACGCGCTCGCCCAGCTAGACCAGTACGAGGTGGCAGGCCCGATGGTCGCCACACTCCAAGCCTGACCCCACGGAGCCCGCGCCATGGATCTCCACGCCTGGATCACCCAGCAAGTCGATGAGACCGAGCGTCGCGCCCGTGGATGCACGGCGGCCGACTGGCGGCACGTCGGCAGCGGCATCATCGTCGACCGCGACACCGACGGTTGGCAGCACGCCCCCGACGAAGCAGTGATCGTCTCCGTCGCGTCAGAGCGGATCTACTGGAACACGTCACCACCCAGCGCCCCCGACGCGGACCACATCATCAACCACTCGCCCGAGAGCGTCCTCCGCCGCTGCGAGGCAGACCGCCGCATCCTCGCCCGGCACCGGCTCGACCCCGCAGCAGAGAACACGCCCCGCGCGGCAGCCTGCGACGGCTGCGGAGTCGAGTGGGTGCAGGACTACTGCGACCCGATCATCGACAACCTGAACGACTGCCCCGAGCTGCTCGACCTCGCCCATGCCCACGGCATCACCGAGCAGATCCTCGCCAGCCTCGACCGGCCGCAGCCGCCCGAGCCGAAGCCGCGCATCCACAGGTCGTCCGGCCTGCTCGACGCTCGCGGAGCCTTCGCCCCGCCCCGCACCACCGCCGACGTGCCTGCCGCGCTACGCGGCCCCAACTGGCAACCCTGAGAGGAACCGCGCTATGAGCCAGTTCGCTGTCATCCGTCACCAGGGCGTGAGCCCCCAGCGCATCGAAGCCGAGTCCTTCACTTACGACGGCGACGACAAGATGTTCGTCTTCAGCGACGCCAACAAGAAGACCGTGGCGCTGGTGCCCAACGACGGCGTGTCCGTCGTGGCGACTTCCGACGCCGTAGGCAACCCCTGACCCTCGCGGCCACGAGCCGTCCACAACCCCACAGGAGCCCGCGCCATGGCCCGCTACCGCAAGAAGCCCGTCGAGATCGAAGCCGTGCAGTGGACCGAGGACGTGTCCATGCGGGAGCTGATCGACTTCACGAACGGGCTGGTCAATCTCAACGACGTCGACCGTGACTTCACCGTTTACGACCGACTCCACGACACGTGGGTGAAGTTCGAGTACGGAGACTGGATCATCAAGGGCGTGCAGGGCGAGTACTACCCCTGCCGCAACGACGTTTTCGCCGCCACCTACGAGGCGGTGACCGACTGATGGCCTCCGTACCCAGCTACCGCGAACTCGCCCACCGGAGCCTCGGGCAGGCCGCGTCCGAACTCAACGCCATCCCGCAAGGCAACGTGGCCACCGACATCGTCATGGCCATCTCAGCCAAGGGCCAGGCCATCGCCACCATCGCTGCCGCTCAAGCGCTTCTGGAGATCGGCGACGTTCTCCGCGAGAACCTGAAGCGAGGCGATGTCTGATGGCTCGCCTGCAGATCCTCGAACTCCCCGAAGGCAGCGGAGACGACCAGCCGCCATTCGTTCTCGTCATCGACCAGGCCGACGAAGCCACAGTCGAAAGCCTCCACCGGCAGGCGACCGGGCACGTCGACGACCCGGCCATGTACAACCCCATCGCCGACCAGATCGGCGCCCGCGCCGTCCTTGTCTTCGAAGAGACCATCGACATCCCCGCCAACGACACCACCGCCTACCTCCGCGACGACGTGCGCAACGAGGTCACGGCCAAGCTCGGTGACCACGACGTGCGAAGCGCCATCGCCACCGACATGCAGAAGATGCGCGACGCCCAGGCCGAGGCGACCAACGTCCGCGACAAGGACGGTGCGCGGGCCGAAGACGTCGCCGTCCGGCTCTACGGCGTCGTCACAGCCAGCACGCCCGACCGGCGCGCCGGCTTCAGCGGATGGGCGCTCAACAGCGACACCGAACGCAGCCCCGAGGAGTAGACGATGAGCGAAGCCGAGTACCGGGACGTGCAAGCCACCCGCCACCTTGGCATCGGAGTCAAGGTCGACGTAGCCCCCCAGCGGGCCAAGATGGCTGTCTCCTTCCTCGCCCACCCCGGCCTCTACCTCCGGATCGAAGACGGCGACATCGTCCTCGCCGACCAAGTCGTCTACCGCATCACCGGCTACAACCCCGCCGACTACACACTCACACTCGAACTCGTCAAGGACTGGCGGCCCGGCGAGAAGGACGACCCCAACGCCGCGACGCAACCGTGAGCGGAGGCTGGAAGGGCAGCGACCGCAAGAGCCGGCTGCCGTCGAACTGGCAGACCATCCGCCGCAAGGTGCTCGACCGCGACCCGATCTGCAAGATCTGCGGCGTGCGGCCATCCACGCACTGCGACCACATCGAAGCCAAGACCGACGCCCACGCCGAAGACCGACTGCAAGGCGTGTGCGCCACCTGCCACGGACTCAAGTCCAGCCGGGAAGGCAACGACGCGCAGCGCAACAACCCGCGGCCCGGACGGAAACGACCACCCGAACCCCACCCCGGACTGAGGTGACGATGCCCCGCCTACCTCAGTCCACGCCCGCGACCAACGCCGCGACGACGTCCTCATCGAAGACCCCAACCTCACCCTGCGCTTCGAAGCGCAGGGTGAGGTTGGGCCATCCTCGCCGACCCGCACGGCATCTGCCTCGCCATCCCCAGCGAGCAAGGCGCATCCATCCAACGGGTAGACGAACAACAACCCGACAACCAGGAGCCCGCGCCGCAAGAGGAGTGATCCACTGTGGCAAGCAAGGGACGAGGCAACCGAGGCAACGCCGACACACTACGCAGGTACTGGACCAGCGGAGCCGGCGCAAGCCGCATCCGATGGGGAACACCAGGCGACTGGCGGCGCTGCAACAGGCTCCTCTCCAAGTACATGGGTGCCCGAGCCCGCGGCTACTGCCAACTCCTACACCGCAGGGCAACCGGCGCGTACACCGGCAGCAGGGCCAACGCCGGCAGGCGTCGCAGTTGAGGAACCGCCGCACTGCGCATCGGCGTTGGAGCAGTAGAACCCCGGCGAGTGCTGGAACACTCCCGGGGCGCGGCCGACCCTGAACCAGACAGGACCGACATGACCCAGGCTATGCGAGCCTGCCCATACTGCGGCGACACCATGACGAACGTCAGGCGCAAGCAGTGCGGCAAGCCCGACTGCAAGCGCGCCTTCAACGCCGAGCGCATGCGCAAGTGGCAGCGCCAGTACCAGGCTGAACACGGCCAGTGGTACACCAGCCACAAGCACGGTGAGGCGCAGCGCGCGTACCACCGACAGAGGCGTGAGGAGCTTGGCCACTGGCGACAGCTCTACCCAGCTGCCGCAGCGGCCTACGATGCGCGCCGACGGATGAGGGTCGAGCAGGCAAGCCAGGGTGAGCCCGTCGTGCCGGCCGACGTACACGCCAGGGACGGATGGACATGCCAGCTATGCGGTCTACCCATCGACCCTGAGGTCGCATGGCCAGACCCAATGAGCGCATCAGTGGATCACATCGTTCCGCTCGCGCTTGATGGTGCGCACAGCATGGCCAACGTGCAGAGCGCCCACCTCGGCTGCAACAGCCGCAAGTCCGCCCGCCTGACGATCACCGCTGCCCACCAGGAGCCAGCTCCCGACCTGGGGGGATGATCCCCTCCCCGCCGATCTTGGGGAATCGGGGCCGTGTAGCTCTCGACTGTCTGTACGGGTTCCCAAGGCCGCTGACCTGCGGTGATGCGAGCCGGCCTGGCAGCCCGCTCGGCTTCAGTAGCATCACAGAGCAGTAACGGTGCAGGTGAATGGCCTGTAGCCGTAACGTCTGACCCCCTAGACTGGCGTCATGACCGAGACCGCCCGCCGCACTGAGTGTGAGGAGTGCGCTGGTCCGATGCCGTTGCTGGCTCGGGCGGACGCGCGGTTCTGCTCCTCTGCATGCCGGCAGGCCGCGTACCGGGAGCGGCGCCGCGCCGAGCGTGAGCGTGTGGAGGGTGAGCGGGCTGCGCGGGTTCCGGCCGAGCTGACGGAACGTCCGCGGTGGGTGCGGTATTCGTCGCGGAAGGTGCCGCTGCGGGTGGATGGTCGTTTCGCTTCGGTGGATGACCCGTCGTCGTGGTCGGACTTCCCGGCCGCGGTGAAGGCGAAGGCCGGCGAGGGTATCGGCTTCGTGCTGACGGCTGGTGACGGCATCGTCGTCGTGGACCTGGACCACGCCGTGCAGGGCGGCCGTGTCTTGCCGTGGGCTCAGGCGATCGTCGACCAGTTGCCCGCGACGTACATGGAGCGTGGCCGGTCGGGGACTGGCCTGCATCTGTGGTTCCGCGGTGCGGTCCCGCACGGCCGGCGTATCCGGCGGGGGGAGTTGGCGGTCGAGTTCTACTCGGATCGCCGCTACATGATCGTTGGCGACCGTGTGGGCGGTACGCCTCTTGAGCTTGCCGAGCTGCCTGATGCAGCCGGCGTGATTGCCTCGCTTCTGTGACGCCCGGGCGGTGTCCCTGATCGGGGCGCTGTTCCTCAGCCCTTCGCGCGCCCTGGTGGCGTGCTCTGACCCTGGAGGTCGTCATGGGCGCACATGGACCGATCCCGAAGCGCAGCGAGGAGCGTCGTCGCCGGAACAAGGACGACGGGCCCGAGCTGCTGCAGGCCCCGTCGGGGCCGCCTGAGGATCTGCCTGAGCTTCCCGAGCCTGACCCGTTGTGGCATCCGATTGCGGTCGACTGGTACCTGTCTCTGCGGGAGTCGGGGCAGGCCGCGTTCTACGAGCCGTCGGACTGGGCTGTGGCCCGGTACGCGGCGGACCTGATGTCGAAGGTGCTGCTGTCGGAGCGCGGGCCGAACGGCCAGCTGGTGGCCGCATTGAACTCGGTGATGTCGTCGCTGCTGACGACTGAGGGCGATCGACGGCGGGCCCGCATGGAGCTCGAGCGGAAGAAGCCTTCCGGCCCGCAGTTGGCGTCGGTGAGCCCGCTGGACTCGTACCGTGACATCGCAGGGGGCTGACGTGGTCAAGTACGTTGTCTGCGCGGGTAGCCAGGCGGAGGCGCAGGCCTGGGCCCGGCTTCACGATATCCCGCAGCAGCAATGCCTGTACGCCAGCTCGCTGAGGCGGATCGAGGGTCTTCGCGACTTCGCCGTGGTCCGGTTGCGAGGCTTCTTCGACCGGCCGGATCGGGGCGAGATTGAGGCATGTCTGCTGCGCAACGAGCTGAAGCGGCGTTCGCCGCTGAACGACCGTCGCGGCGATGGAGTCTGACGAGCAGGTCCCCGACGTTGTCGAGCCGTTCACGCTCGGGCCGACGTGGAAGCGCGGCCCGGACGGCAAGTTCATCCTGCCTGAGTACACGCTGGGCTGGCAGTGCCTGGCGTGGACGAAGACGTACCTGCAGCACTACGTCGGGAAGCCGTGGCAGTACACGCCCGAGCAGGCGCGCCTGACGCTGTGGTGGTACGCGATGGATCCGGAAACGAACCGGTTCCTGTGGCGTGACGGCGTTATTCAAAGACTGAAGGGCTGGGGCAAGGACCCGCTGGTGGCAACTTGGTCGGCGTTCGAGTTCGTCGGCCCGTGCCGGTTCGGCGAGGTCGCGGACGAGGGCAACGAGTGGGGCGTGCCCGCCGGACAGCCTCTCGGGATGCAGCACCCGGCAGCTTGGGTGCAGATCGCGGCCGTCAGTCAGGATCAGACCCGGAACACCATGACGCTGTTCCCTTCGATTCTAACGAAGCGGGCAATCAAGGAATATCGCATTGACCTCGGCAAGGAGATCATCTACGCCGATAAAGGGCGAGCCCGAATTGAGGCTGTGACGTCGTCGCCGCGGGCACTTGAGGGTGGCCGACCGACGTTCGTGTCGTTGGGGGAGACGCACCACTGGGTGGAGTCGAACCAGGGGCACGAGATGGCGGCCGTGATCGAACGCAACGCCACCAAGTCGGCGGACGGTCAGGCGAGGACGCTAGCGAACACCAACGCCTACGAGCCCGGCGAGGACTCGGTGGCGGAGCGGACCCGGGAAGCGTTCGAGTCCGCGGAATCCGGGCGCGCGGCTGACGTCGGTCTGTTCTACGACAGCCTGGAAGCGCCCGCCGAGGCCAGGTTGACGCGGGAATGGATCCGGCCGACGCTTCTCGCGGTCCGCGGGGATTCGATATGGCTAGACATCGAACGGCTGGAGGCGTCGATTCTCGACGTTCGCAACCCGCCATCGCGATCGCAGCGATTCTGGTTCAACCGAATCGTGGCGGCTGAGGACGCGTTCCTAGCCCGCTACGAGTGGGACGCCAATCCGCATGAAGGGCTCGACCTGGAGGCGGGGGACGATCTGGTGCTGTTCTTCGACGGCTCGAAGTCAGATGACGCCACTGCTCTGGTTGGGTGTCGGATCCGGGATGGGTTCTTGAAGACGCTGGGTGTGTGGCAGCGGCCCGCGAACTGGCCAGGCGACCAGCCTTACCGGGTGCCACGGGATCAGGTTGACGGAGTCGTCGATAGCGTCTTTTCCCAGTACAAGCCCCTGGCGTTTTTCGCGGACCCTGGCGCCGGCTACGACGAGGCTGACGGCGAACGGTACTGGGATGGCTACATCGACGCGTGGGCGCAGCGCTACGGCAAGCGTCTGAAGCTGAAGGCCGTGCCGTCCGGGCACGGGCAGCACGCGGTGATGTGGGACATGGGCGATCGACGCCGACAGCAGGTGTTCACGGAGGCGGTGGATCGCTTCTACCGGGACGTCTTGGAGCGGCAGGTACCGCATGACGGGCACAAGGTACTGCGGCAGCACGTCTCGAACGCGCGACGTCGGACGAACGCGTGGGGTTACACGATCGGCAAGGAGCACCGCGATTCAGCCCGAAAAATCGACCTTGTGGTGTGTGCAATCGGGGCACGGATGCTACGCCGCATGGTCTTGAACTCGCCTTCTTGGGCCAAGCGTTCGAAGGCCACAGGCAAGGGGAGGGTGGTGGTGCTGCGATGACCCTGTCCATCCCCGAGCTCCCGCTGGTGTACCTATCGGACGAGGAGCAGGCGCTGATCAACCTGCTGCGGGCGGACATGCTGCGGGACCGCTGGGCGCTGCAGCTTCGGGACGCCTACTTCAACGGTGAGCAGCTGATCCGCGACCTGGGTATCTCGATTCCGCCACAGCTCAAGGGCTTGCACACGGTCATTGGTTGGCCGCGGGTCGGCGTGGAGTCACTGGAGGAGCGTCTGGATCTGGAGGCGTTCCGCTGGGCGGACGGCTCCGACTCCACCGAGTTGACGGAGATCGCCGAGGCCAACGATCTGTTCGACGAGTCGAGCCTCGCCCATCTGGACGCATTCGTGTACGGCCGCGAATATCTGGCGGTCGGCTCGGGCGGCTGCGGCACGGACGACTGCCCGCCACTGATCACGGCAGAGTCACCGCTGGACATGACGCTGATGTGGGATGCCCGGCTGCGAATCGGCACAGCCGCCCTGCGCGAGTGCGCAGCCGACAGCTACGTCGAGGCGGGGCCCGAGGAGCGGATGCTCGTCCTCTACCTGCCGGATCAGACGGTGATGTGCCTGCCGTCGGAGTCTGGCGGGTGGGAGGTTGTAAACCGTGACATGCACGGCCTGGGGGTCGTGCCGGTGGTCCGGCTGGCGAATCGCCAGCGAACCGCTGACCGGGTCGGTAAGTCGGAGATCACCCCGGAGGTCATGTCGGTCACGGATGCTGCGTGCCGCCGGCTGATGGGCATGGAGGTCGCAGCCGAGTTCTTCGGGGCGCCGCAGCGGTACCTTCTCGGGGTCACGGAGTCGGCGTTCCAGGATGCCGGGGGCAATCCGAAGTCGGCGTGGGAGACGTACATCGGCCGCGTGCTCGCTCTGGAACGGGACGAGGACGGCAACGTGCCGACGGTCGGCCAGTTCTCGGCGCACGATCCGACCGGCATGACGAAGATCATCGATCTGTACGCCAGGATCATGGCGTCGCAGATGTCGGTGGCCCCGCACGTCCTCGGCTACAGCAGCGACAACCCTGCCAGCGCGGACGCGATTCGGTTCGCCGACAACCGGCAGGTCAAGAAGGCTGAACGGCGTATCCGTCGCTTCGGTGCCGGATGGCAGCAGGCGATGCGCCTCGCCCTGTGGGTGCGGGACGGTGAGCCACCGGAGAAGTCGCGCCGTATCGAGACGGTGTGGCGGAACCCCGCGACGCCGACCGTCGCTGCGCAAGTGGATGCCACGGTCAAGCTGGTGCAGGCCGGCGTGCTGCCCGCCGACTCCGATGTCACGCTGGAGATGGCCGGGTTCACGGAGCCGCAGCGCCAGAGGATCGCGGCGGACCGGCGGCGGGCTGCTGGCAGGGCTGGGAGCACCGCCTTGCTGGATCGCCTGGCTGAGCTTGGTGCGGGCGGTCCGCCGGCGAATGGTGAACCGTCGGAGGCCGAACTTGGCGACCTCGGATAGTTCAAGGAGCGTCGCACGTTGGCGGCAGGCCCAGTTCGGGCTGACCACGCTGCTATTGCGTGACCTGCGCGGGCTGCGGCGCCTCATCAACCCGGACCGTTTGCAGGTAACGCTGCCGACATGGATCGAAGCGGTGGCGGCCCTGGTGGCACGCTACTCGGAGGCGTCTGCGACCTTGGGCGCCGACTTCTACGATGGTGAGCGGGAGGCTGCGGGCGTACCCGGAACGTTCACGGTGCAGCTGGCCGATCCGCCTCCGGGTGAGCAGACTTCGAACTCGCTGCGATGGGCTACGAAGGATCTGTGGCCGCGCGGGGAGGGTGTCGCCACGGTGGCTCAACTGGAGCCGCTTGACGCCCGTCTGGAAGCGGCGATGTCGAAGGCGGACGGCGCGGTCGGCAGGCTGGTGCTGAACGCCGGCCGGGAGACGGTGCAGGATGCCGTCAGGCGAGACGGCGAGGCCATCGCTTACGCGCGAGCCGCCGCCCTCGGCTGCTGCTCCTTCTGTGCCTTGATGTCTAGCCGTGGCGCCGTCTACAAGGACCGCGGCACGGTCGGTGAGGACGCGAACGACCAGTTCATTGGCGACGACAGCGTGATCAAGTACCACAACTACTGCCGGTGCCAACCGATCCCTGTGTTCAGGGGGCAGTCGTTTGAGCTGTCACCGAAGGCTCGCGAGTGGGACCGCATCTACCGCGAGTACGCCCAAGGCCATCCGGGAGACCAGCTTCGGCGCTTCCGAGTCGCTCTCGCGGAAGAGCGGTCTCAAGCAGACCCCGGATCCTTCTGAGCAAGGGTCGCCCTGGTGGCGGCCGTTCCCATTTCCACAGCCCCTGGAGGGCCGATTCGTCATGCCCGAAGAGATCGAGACGACCGAGCAGCAGCAGGACGCCGGCACCGAGGAGACCGTCGAGGAGACGGCGACCGAGGGCAACGGCACCGAGCAGCGGGACGACGCCCAGGAGGCGGAGACCGGCGGCAAGGCGGAGGAGCCGTTCGACCGGAAGAAGTTCGAGGCGGAGCTGCGCAAGAAGAACAGCGAAGCCGCGAACCTGCGCAAGCGTCTGAAGGAGCTGGAGCCGGCGGCTGCCGAGCTGCAGCGCATCAAGGACGCGGAGAAGTCGGAGTCCGAGCGGCTCAACGACCAGCTCGCGCGTGCGCAGGAGCAGGTGACCAAGACGCGTCAGCGGCTGGTGCGCACGCAGGTGCAGGCCCTGGCCATGACCGGGTTCGCGGACCCGGAGGACGCGGTCGGCGCACTGAATCTTGACTCGTACATCGACTCTGACGGCGACATCGACGAGGCGGCCATCAAGGCGGACCTCGACGCGCTCTTGGAGCGCAAGCCGCACTGGGCGAAATCCCAGCCCCAGGAGGGCCCGCGGCGTCCCGCGCCGGATCGCACTCAGGCGTCCGGCGCCAACAAGCAACGGACCCTCAACCCCGCGGAAGAGTTCGCGGGGTTCGTGAACACGCGGCTGAGCAGCCGCTGAAAGAGGTAGACCATGGCCACGGCCGCTCTCAATCTGTCCGACGTCAACGACGCACTACTGCCCCGCACCCTCGCGGGGCCGATCTTCGAGAAGTCCGTGGAGACCAGCGCGGTCATGCAGCTGGCCCGGCCGGCGCCGCTGGCCCTGGACGCGACCACCTCGGTGCCGATCCCGATGGACGTGCCGCAGGCGGACTGGGTCGGGCAGGCGGCGCGCAAGCCGCTGTCGTCTGGCGGGGTCGGCGTGAAGCAGATGCAGGCGAAGAAGGTTGCTGTGCTGATCCCGGTCGCCGAAGAGGTCGTCATGACCAACGCGGGCGGCCTGTGGACCCAGCTGCAGAACGACCTGCCCACCGCGTTCGCCCGTGCCTTCGACCACGCCGCGATTCACGGCAAGACGATGAAGGGCGCGGCCGGTCCGTTCGCGGACTACCTGGCGGCCACCACGAACAGCGTCACTCTGGGCACTGCCCCGCGCGACCAGGGCGGCGTGTGGGCCGACTTCGTCGACGGCATGGAGCATGTCGTCGACGGCGACTGGGACTACACCGGCACCGTCGCCGACCACCGTCTGAAGCCGCGACTGCTGCGCGCGACCGACGCCAACGGTCAGCCGATCCTGGTCGATACCCAGACGCCGGGCACGAACATGGCGTCCGCCGGAACCCTGATCGGCGAACCGCTGGCGTACTCGCGGTCGGTGTCGGGCAAGCAGCGTCGCCAGTCCACCTCAGTGGACACGGGCCTGCGGGCGATCGGCGGCGACTGGTCGCAGGCGGCCTACGGCATCGGCATGGACATCACCGTGCGGATCTCCAAGGAAGCCACCTACGTCGACGAGGACGGCGGCGTGCACTCCGCGTTCCAGGAGAACCTGGTGCTGCTGCTGGCAGAGGCCTACTACGGCTTCGTTCTCGGTGACGAGCAGGCCTTCGTGAAGTTCACCGGCACGCCGAGCGGTTCCTGATGGGGCGGGCTGTCCCGGCTGCCGCGCCGGGCGGGGCAGCCAAGCCGCTGTCCATCGTCGCCCGCGTGCACGCCATGCCACCGGAGCACAACGCTGGCGCCGAGCACATGCTCGTGTCGATGCTCCGGCCGTTGGTGGGGCGCGGCCACGACGTGCAGGTGTGGCTGTCCCGCTACGGCAAGGCCCACGAGGAGTACGAGTACCGGGGCATCCGAGTGGTGCCGCTGGAGTCGAGGCTGGACTTCCCGACTGCGGTGCGTCGTGCGGATGTGCTGGTGGCGCATCTGGAGACGGTGCCGCAGACGGCTTCGCTGGCCCGCGGGTACGGCAAGCCGCTGATCGTGGTCTGCCACAACACGCACCGGCAGACGTTCCGGGATGCTGCGGCGGGCGGCACGTCGCTGGCGGTCTACAACTCGCAGTGGATGGAGCGGGAGGCGGAGTTGTTCTTCGCCGAGTTCCCGAAGGCCGTCCGGCCCGAGCAGTCGCTGATCGTGCGCCCGCCGGTGTTCGCCGACGAGTACGCGACGAAGCCGGGCAAGGCGATCACGCTGATCAACTGCAACGCGGAGAAGGGCGGCAAGGTACTCGCCGAGCTCGCCCGCCGCATGCCGGACCAGCAGTTCATCGCGGTACGCGGCGCCTACGGGGAGCAGATCCTCCCCGACCTGCCCAACGTCGAGATCGTGGAGCACGTCCGCGGCGAGGACATGCGGGAGCAGGTGTACGCCCGCACCCGCGTGTTGCTGATGCCGTCGTTCTACGAGTCGTGGGGCCGGGCCGGCGTCGAGGCGCTCGCCTCCGGCATCCCCGTGGTCGCGCACCCGACGCCGGGGCTGTGCGAGTCGCTGGGTGAGGCGGGGATTTTCGTCGACCGCAACGACATCGACGGCTACGAGGCGGTGCTGCGGAAGCTCGCAGCGCCCGCGGAGTACCGGCTGGCGTCGAAGCGGGCGCGGGCCCGGTCTGCCGAGCTCGATCCGGCTGCCGACCTGGCGGCCTGGTGCAGTGCTGTGGAGTCTCTGGCCTGAGGAGAGCGTCGTGGCTTTCGTCCCTCCAACCGCAGAGCAGCTCGGCCTGTACCTGGGCATGGATGAGATCGTCGGGGCACGAGCCAATCTGCTCATCACGACGGCGACCGCTCTCTGTCAGACGATCGTGAAGCCCCTCCCGGAGGGCGCTGAGGCGGTTGTCCTGTCGGTGGCTGGCCGGGCCTACGTCAATCCGCAGCAGGTGTCTTACGAGACGATCGGCCCGATGTCGGTGCAGCGCCCTCAGGGGTCTGGCGGCCTGTACCTGACGAAGGCCGACAAGTCCGCGTTGAAGTCGCTGGCAGGCCGAGGCGGCGCGTTCACCGTCGACCCGACGCCGGACACGGCCGACCCGTCGCCGACGTGGCTGATCGATGACGCCGGGTTCGCGGACGAGGTCGAACCGGGCTGGGGGTATGGCTGATGCCTCCGTATCCGTTCGGGGAGACGGTGCGGATCGTGCGCACTGGCGCCCCGCCGACCGGTCCGGACGGCAAGGTGCTGCGGGACTCCCGCGGCCAGCCGCTTCCTGGCCCGGACGAATCGTTCGACCTGCACGGCTGTGTCGTGACGCCGCGCGCGGAGACGCCCCAGGTGGGCGGCTCGCAGCAGCAGGACCGGGACACGGTGATCGTCGGTTGGACCGTGTATGTCCCGCCCGGGCAGCAGGATCATTCGCGTCTGCCGCTGCGCACAACGGATCAGGCCAAGGTCCGCGGCGTGAAGTGCGGCATCACTGGCGAGCCTGGCGACTGGGGCCGTTCGCCGTTCACCGGAACCCGCGGCCCTATCCAGTTCGCTGCCGACCGGGTCACTGGCTAGCTACGCGCCTGCTCCATCCCTTGGCCTCGATGTCCATGTGATCCCCCAAGGCTGGTGAGGAGTTGAGGGTATGGCAGCACGGTTCAAGATGAAGCGGAAGGGCGTCGGCCAACTACTGCGCTCGGAGATGATCCGCGGTGATCTGGTGCGCCGCGCTGAGGACATCCGGTCCACGGCTGTCGCACTGTCCCCGGTGGGCGGGTCCGGGGATCCGCATCCGGGCCAGTACAAGGGCGCGTGGACGGTGACCAGCACGAAGCGCGGTGGGCGCCGCCGGGACCGGGCTGTGGCATACGTCCGCAACCCCACCTACTACGCCCGCTGGGTGGAGTACGGCACCGAACGCGTACCCGCCCACCACGTGCTGCTGCGGGCCGCCGCAACGGGGGCCGACTGATGGCCGCCGTCGGCTCCGTCGACGTTGAGCTGGAGGTCATGGTGTGGCTGCGTGCCCGCCTCGCTCCTGACGTCGTAGTTCGTGACGAGCTGGACAACAACCTGCTCAACGAACTGCCTACGGTGCAGGTGCAGCGCCTCCCGGCTGGTGGCGACGACGGGATCCGCCTGGACCGGGCGCTCGTCGACATCGACGTGTACGCCGGGACAAGGGGCGCGGCGTTCGCCTTGTCGGCGACGATCCGGGGCCTGCTGCTGGGCGAGCTAAGCGGCAGCAGCACGGACGCCGCGGTGTTCGGCCGGGTGGGCACCATCAGCGCTCCTGGCGTCCGTCCCTACGAGAACACAGGCCTCCGACGCGTCGGAGCGACCTACGAGATCTTCTGTCACCCGGTCTCCTGACCGGTTCGGGCCCGCGCCGGACCCTGAAAATCTGACCCCGCCGATCGCGGGGTCTTCGCATGTCTGGAGACCCTTCATGGTTTCGATCACCCGCGCGGCGGACCTTCTGGAGGTCGGTGCGAACGGCGGAGGCTGGGTGGCCCCGCTCGGCACGACGTCCCCTGGGGACCCGGCCGTCCAGCCGGTGTCGCCGTGGCTCCCGCTCGGCGCCATCTCGGATGACGGCCTGGTGCAGGGCTTCGAGGAGGACTCCCAGTCCTTCACGCCCTGGGGCTACACCGCCCCGATCCGCACCACCATCACCTCGTCGCTGCGCACGTTCGGGCTGACGGTGTGGGAGACCGGCCGCACCACCGTGCAGTCGCTGCAGTACCGCATCGACTCCGCCGACCTCACCCCGACCAGTGGCCTGACGACGTTCGCGGAGACCGCGAGCCCGGCACCGGACCGGCGCGCGTTCTGGTTCGTCGTCCTCGACGGCGACAGCATGCAGCGCGGCTTCTATGTCCCCGAGGGCGAGATCACCGAGCGTTCGGACGTCACCCACAAGCAAGACGAGATCGCGGGCTTCGAGTGGACGATCACCGCCTACCCCGACGCCGACGGCAACACGGTCTACCACGCGGACCGCGTGCCGGAGACGCCCGCATACAGCGGGTCCTGAGCTGGTGGACGGGCCGACACCCTGGCGCGGGCCTGGCCCGTCCACCTTTCCCCTTGCCCGCGCCATGAACTGAAGGAGCCCGCGCCGTGGCCAACACGCGTACCAGCACCAGCAGGAAGCCTCGCACTGCGGCACGTGCCGCATCCCGCCCGTCGACTCGCCCGGCTGCCGAGCCGGAGCAGGACGTCGACGAGCCGCAGGGAACGGCAGCGGAGATCGAGGCCGAATACCAGTACGTCACCGCCGACCTCGCAGGCGAGGACATTCAGATCATCCCGCCCGGCTCGTGGCGAGCCTCGTGGCAGCGGCTGCTCAACCAGGGGCAGATCGAGGGCTTCGCGGAGATGGTCATCCACCCGGACGACCTCGACGCGTTCTGGGACATCGACCCCACGAACACCGAGTTCTACGAGTTCATCGAGGACGCGGCTCGGCAGGCCGGTGAGAGCCTGGGGAAATCGCGTGGACCCGGCAGGTCGTCGCAGCGCACGAAGAGGCGGTAGAGGGCGACCTCGCCTTCTACTACCCCCGCAGCGAGGACCAGCTCGACGCCTACTACCGCGGCGAAATTACCGCACGGCGCCTTCGGGTCCTCATCCAGCGATTGCCGCCCGAATCGGCTACCTGGACGGCGCTGCGCAACGCGATGACGCCCGAGGAGCTGGCCGAGCAGGCCGACAAGGGCGAGCCGGAGAAGGCCCCTTGGTCGCAGCTGGAGCAGCTCGTCGCGGTGGTGGCGGATCGGGTGGCCCACCTGGAGTGGGCGCTGTGGACCGTGAACATCGAGCAGAAGTCGAAGCGCCCCGACCCGCCGGAGCCGATCCGCCGGCCGGGCGCGAAGCCCCGCAGGGCCAAGCCGAAGCTCACCGAGAACAGCGCTGATCGCTTGTTCCAACTACTCAATGGGGGCGCCGCGTAGCGCCACGGAGGAGGTGCCGTGGCTGCGATCAGCGTTGGATCCGTTGAGGTTGATGTCGTCCCCAATACGCGGGGCATCCGCAGTCGCCTGCAGGCAGGTCTCGTGCCTGCCGCGAACCAGGTTGGCGACGAGGTCGGTCGGATCATCGGCCGGCACATCTCCACGCAGGTCGCGCAGGCCATCCGCACCGGCGTCACCCAGGGCGGCCGGACCGCTCAGGCCCCGGCCGCCCGGCAAGGGCAGGCCACCGGCAGCACGTTCGCACGGTCGCTGCGCACCACCCTTGAGACGGCGCTGCGAAACCTGCCCGAGGTGCGGCTGCGGGCAAACTCGACGGACGCTGAGCGGGAGATCTACCAGATCCGCAACCACCTCCGCGCCCTGCAGGATTCACGGATCGGCATCGACATCAGCTCCGCCGATGCTGTCGCCGCGATCAACCACCTCCAGCAGCGGTTGCAACGGCTGTCGTCGTCGGACGCCGATGTCGCCATCCGTGTCGACGCGGCGAGCGCCGCAACGACGCTGGCGGCGATCCAAGCGCAGGTCAACCGGCTGGATGGCCAGACGGCCCGCGTCGACGTGGATACGAGTACGGCTGCGGCGAATCTGCGGCTGCTGTCCACGGCGGCGATCGCGTTCGGTCCGGCGATCATTCCGGCTCTGCCGGTGGTGGCCGCCGGCCTGGGAGCGGTCGCTGCTGCCGCGACGGCGGCTGCCGTCGGTATCGGCGCGGTGGCGCTGGTCGCGGTACCCGCGTTTGTCCAGATGGGCAAGGTGCTGCAGGCGCAGAAGGCCGCCCAGGACGCGGCGACGAACGCAACGATGCGGGGCGGGCAGGCTGCGTCGCAGGCGGCGCAGCGGTCCCTGCAGATGGCGGGCGCTCAGCAGGCTCTGGCGACCGCGCACCGGAACGCGGGCCGTCAGATCGCTCAGGCCGAGCAGGGTGTATCCGACGCGGTGCGGTCGGCGTCGGAGGCGAACCGGCGGGCCAAGCAGCAGTTGGCTGATGCCGTGCAGCAGGCTGCGGACCGGCAGCGGCAGTCTGCCGAGCAGGTCCGCCGCGCCGAGGAGTCCCTGGCGGACGCGCAGCGTACCGCCCGGCAGGCCCAGGAAGACCTGACCCAGGCTCGCCGGGACGCCGCTCAGGAACTCGCCGACCTCGAAACCCGGCTCACGAACGCACAGCTCTCCGAGCGGGACGCCGTGCTGTCTGTGCAGGAGGCACAGGACCGGCTCCGCGCCGTGCAGGCCGAGGGCTCGACTGCGACGCTCATGGAGCAGCAGCGTGCCCAGCTCGCCTACGACCAGGCTGTGCAGCGTCTGAAGGAAGCGCGCGACGAAACCAAGGACCTCACCGCGGAGAAGAAGGCTGCGGACAAGGCTGGTGTTGAGGGTTCGGAGACGGTCCGCACGGCGCAGGAGCGTCTCTGGCAGGCTGATGAGGCGGTTGTCCGGCAGCAGCAGGAGCTTACCCGTGCGCGGCAGGACGCTGCCCGCCAGCAGGTGGAGGCCCAGGAGGCTGTCGCTGAGGCGCAGCGGAACGTGGCCCGCACCCAGGAGGACGGCGCCCGGTCGGTGGCTCGCGCCCAGGAGCAGCTGGCCGCGGCCCAGCAGTCCGCTGCCGACTCGATTGCGTCCGCGCAGCGAGGAATTGCCTCCGCGTCGCTTCAGGCGGCCGGGGGCGTCGATCAGGCTGCCATTGCTCAGGCCAAGTACCAGGCTGAGCTGGCGAAGCTGACGCCGTCGGCGCGGGAGACGTACAACGCGTTCCTCGGCTTGCGGACCGCGTTCTCGGCGTGGTCGCGCTCGTTGCAGCCTGCGGTGATGCCCATCTTCACGCGGGCGTTGAATGGGCTGAAGAACAGTCTGCCGGGCCTGACCCCGTTCGTGCTGGCTGCTGCGGACGCGATCAAGGGGTTGCAGGATCGGGCGTCTGCCGGGTTCAAAAAGCCCTGGTGGAAGGAGTTCAAAGCCGACCTGGAGAGGTCCATCGGCCCGGCCATCACCGGGCTGGGCATCTCCTTCGGGAACGTGTTCAAGGGCATGGCCGGCGTTCTGCAGGCCTTCTTCCCCCACATGGATTCGATCTCCCGGCGGATGCAGGACATCACCGGCCGGTTCGCCAACTGGGGCCAGAGCCTCAAGGGGTCGCCGGAGTTCGAGCGGTTCCTCAGCTACAGCTCCGAGAACGGCCCGCTCCTCGCTGACACCTTCGGGAAGCTCGGCCGGGCCCTGCTCGACATCGGCCAGGCGCTTCAGCCCGTATCCCGCCCGCTTCTGGAACTGATCGGCGCCCTCGCCTCCGGGCTGAGCTCCATCGCCACGTACCTGCCCGAGCTCGTCCTCGGTATGTGGGGGCTCCTCGTCGTCACACGGCTGTGGACGATCGCCATGTTCCTCGCCAACGGGGCGATGACCCTGTTCAACATCATCTCGAAGGCTGGCCCGTGGGGCTGGATCGTCCTGGCCATTACGGCCGTGGTTCTCGCCGTCGTCTACATGTACCGCCGGTTCGATTGGTTCCGGGCGGCCGTACAGACGGTGTGGAACGCGATCAAGGCCGGGGCCATGTGGCTGTGGACGGACGCCATCAAGCCTGCGTTCGATGCGATCTGGGGCGGGCTGCAAACCGTTGGCCGCTGGGCTATGTGGTTGTGGCACAACGCCATCAAGCCCGCGTTCGACTGCATCTCGATGGCGGCGCGCATCCTGTTGACCGCGCTGGTCACGATCGCCCTCCTGCCGATCATTGCCGTCATCAAGATCGTCGGCGCGATCGCCAAGTGGCTGTGGACGGACGCCATCAAGCCCGCCTTCGATGCGATCGCCGCTATCGCCATGTGGCTGTGGACGAACGTCTTCAGCCCCGTCTTCACGTGGATCGCCGACAAGGCGAAGTGGCTGTGGAACAACGCCATCAAACCGTCCTGGGCGGCGATCCAGGCGGGTACCCAATACCTGTGGGCGACCGTGCTGAAGCCGGTCTTCAAGGCAATTCAGGGCGGCTTGCAGACCGTCGGCCAGTGGGCTAAATGGCTGTGGAAGGAGGCCATCAAGCCCGCTTGGGGCGGCATCGTCTCGGCTGCCAACTACGCGTGGGAGAAGGGCTTGCGGCCCGCGTTCAACGCGATCAAGTCGGCGGTGCGCACCGTCGGCGACGCTTTCGAGTCTGCCCGCAAGGCGATCAAAACCGCCTGGGACAAGCTGAAGAGCATCGCCCGGACCCCTGTCCAGTACGTCGTCGACGTCGTCTACAACAACGGCATCCGCGGCGTCTGGAACAAGGTCGCGGGTGCCTTCGGAGCGCCGAAGCTACCGGCGTTCAAGTTCGCGGCCGGCGGCATCATGCCTGGCTACACGCCGGGGAAGGACGTCCACAAGTTCGTGTCGCCGACCGGTGGCCAGTTGGAGTTGTCGGGCGGCGAGAGCTTCTTCCGACCGGAGTTCACGCGGGCCGTCGGCTCTGGCTTCGTGGGCACCATGAACCGCATCGCGAAGACCCGCGGTTCCTCTGGTGTAGCGACGGCCCTTGCGCCGGTGCTGGGCGGCAACCCGGCCACGTCGACAGACACGTCGCTGCGCTACGCCCGCGGCGGCGTCTTCCCGACGCAGCGCTTCGCGGATGGCGGCATCTTCGGCTGGATCAAGAACGCAGCCTCGACCGCCGTGGGCGCAGGCTCCGCAGCCTGGAACAAGATCAAGGAGGGGGCGTCGTGGCTCACCGACACCCTCGAAGCGTCTGCACGCGCGGGCGTGCGCAACGTCGTTGATCCGCTGCTGAAGAACTTCCCCGGTATGGACACCGGCATCGGCAAGATGATCCGGCGCATCCCGACGCGGATCATCGACAGCATGTTCGGCTACAGCAAGGAAGCCGACAAGCGCGGCGCAGGCGGCATCGGCGGACCCCGCATCCAGGCCGCGCTGACCTGGGCGAAAACCCAGAACGGCAAGCCCTACCAGTGGGGCGGCAACGGCAACCCCAGCTGGGACTGCTCCGGCTTCATGTCCGCGATCGAGTCCGTGATCCGCGGGCAGAAGCCGCACCGCAGGTGGAGCACACACGCCTTCAACGGCGGCACCCCGCCTGGCTGGGTCAAGAACGGCAACAGCGCATTCCGCGTTGGCATCACGCACGCCGGCGTCGGCCACACCGCAGGCACCCTCGGCAAGACGAAGGTTGAGTCGAGGGGCGGGGACGGTGTCGTGGTGGGCCGACGGGCGCGCGGCTACAACGACCGCCTGTTCACGTCGTGGTACGGGTTCCAGCCCGGCAAATACGACTCGGGAGGTTACCTTCAGCCCGGCCTCAACCTCGCCTACAACGGCACTGGCCGACCCGAGCCCGTGTTCACCACGTCGCAGGCGAACGCGCTCACCTCGCTCGCAGCGCGGTCCTCGCAGCAACAACTCGGGGACCTGGCCGTCACCGTCTACGTCGGCAACGAGCAGATCACCGACATTGCGCGCGCCGAGGTGCGCACCGCTCAGGGCGAGCTCATTCAGGTACTCAACGCGGGCTGAGGAGGTCGTATGGCGATCCCAGGGAACTTCCTCTCCTCGACGACGGAGTCCATCGACCCGAACACGAGCGGGTGGACACCGAAGCTCAATTGCACACTGAGCAAGGGTGGGGGTGGCCGGAACGGCGACGGCTGCCTCGCCGTCAAGTCGACGGTGGCGGGGGAGATGCAGGCCCGCACCGTCTCCTCCTACCCGGTCACCCCGGGCACTGTGTACTACGCGTTCGCGGACACGTCCGGGGTGAGCACGGAACGGATCGGCATCCGCTGGATGGCCGGGTTCACCGAACTCGGCATCACCTGGTCCCTGACCACCATGGCCGCATCCTCGTCATGGCACCGCGTGTCCGTGGCCGGCGCCGCCCCGACCGGGGCTACCAGCGCCATGGTCATCGTGTCATCGACAGAGGCTGGCGCGGGCGCCCTGCACTACTGGGAGAACGTCTACCTCGGCCTGCCGATCCGCACCCAGGGCAACCTCCTCGGGTTCGGCACGGAGTCCACCGAGATTGACACGTCCGGCTGGACGCCCGAGGTCAACGCGACGATCTCCCGTCAGGTGCCAGTAGCCTCATGGTCCTCCACCTGGTACTACGCGGGCGGGCACACGCTGGCCATCACCGCGACCGCAGCGGGCAACGCGTCCGCACTGACAACGGGTCGGCCGCCGGTGACGCCCGGCAACGAGTACTTCGCCTACGCGTACCTGCAGCCGCCCGTACTGTCTGCGCAGGCGTGGCTGGAGCTTCGGTTCTACGATGCCAACGGCAACCAGGTCGGCGCATCGCGTGCCTACCTGGCGCCGCCCGGCACCGGCTTCTACAGGCAGATCCTCTCCGGAACGGCCCCAGCGAACGCGGCAACCTGCGGCATCGCTGCTGGCTTTGACGGAGCGGGAGCCGGCCAGGTGCTCCGGATCGAGACGATCGTCGTGAAGACAGCGTCGCAGATCGTCGAGGGCACTGTCCTGCCCTACGTCAGCGGATCGTTCGAGCAGGACACAGGTGACTGGACCACCACGGCGGGTGCCGCAACGCTGGCCCGGTCGACTCCATGGGGAGCAGCCTCCTACATCGGCAACTACAGCCTGGCCCTGTCGCAGACGGCGGCTGGCTCGTCGACGATCCGCTCCCCCCTAGTGCCGGTGCCGGATGCGCCGGGCCTGAACTGGCGGGCGCAGATCGTTGCGAAGGTCGGTGCGGGAGCCTGGTCATCGGTCGCCGTAAAGGTGCACTGGTACGACGGCGTCGGCGGCGACCTGGGCAGCAGTCTGGGCAGCACCTATGCCCTGCCGTCCGGCGGCTGGTACCTGCTGACGACCGACGCGGTCGCCCCGCCGGGCACAGTGCAGGCGGCCGTGGAGGTCACTGCGGTGGCGTCCGCCGCCTCGTCGGTGATGCAGGTCGACGCGGTCGCCCTGTGGCAAGTCCTCCCGCTCACCGCCGTCGAGGCATTCCCGGACAACGGGTACGTCGGGCTGACCCTGCGGGAACTTCCCGTCGACTACCTGATCAGCGTGTACCGGGTCACCCCAGATGGGGCCCGCACCCTGGTCCGCGGCGGCGAAGGCCTCATATCGCAGCAGGCCCTCGCGGGCGATCTCTTCCTCGCCGAGGACCATGAGGCGCCGCTCGGCGTGCAGGTCTACTACTACATCGAGCTCTACAGCCAGCCCGGCGTCCTCGCCACGACCCGCTCCTCCGACCCAGTTACGCTCACCCTCGCCGACTCCACCGAGGCGTGGCTGAAAGACCCCGGCAACCCGCAGCGCAACGTGCGGGTGCTGGTCGATAAGGCCCCGGACTGGCAGCGGCCCATCGAGCAGGCGAGCTTCGTGGTCCGCGGACGCCGCAACAAGGTCGTCCTCAGCGGGAAGCGTCAGGGCCTCGAAGGGGACCTCGCCATCTGGACCCGGTCCGATGCGGAACGGGAGGCGCTTCACCACCTGCTCGACTCCGGAAACGTCCTGCTGTGGCAGGCCAGCCCCGGCCGCGGCGTCAGCGACATGTACGTCAACGTCGGCCAGGTCACGGAGGCGCGCGTCAGCCCTCTCGCGCAGGAGCAATGGCGGGCCTGGACGCTGCCGCTGACCGAGGCGGACATGCCCACCGCGCTCGGAGTGAACGGCGCCACCGGCCGCACCTGGCAGGACGTACTCGCAGAGTTCGCCACCTGGCAGGACGTCCGCGACACCTACGCCACCTGGGAAGACCTGCTGTTGGACCGGCGGAGGTGATCGGTGTACCCCGTCTCCGACCGGTTCCTCGCCCGGCTCGCCGAGTCGCACCGGGTGGCCACGCAGGTGCAGCTGTTCCTCACGACCGGCGAAGTCATCGACCTTGAGCACACGGGCGGCTCAGTGCAGGTCGACCGGGCGCAAGCTATCCGCCGCACCTGCACCGTCACCGTCGCTGACCCGTCACTGATCCCGCGCACCCCCACGGACCAGCTCGCCACCTACGGGGCGCGGCTGCGGATCGCCCGCGGCGTCGAGTACGGCGACGGCAGTCAGGAACTCGTGCCGCTCGGACTGTTCCGCCTGGACGACGTCGATGGCGACGTCAACGAAGGCCCAGTGACACTCCAAGGCAAAGACCTGTCCGCGATCGTCGCCGACGACAAATTCACCGCCCCCTACAAGGCCAGCGGCACCGTCGTCGGCGCCGTGACCGCACTCATCCAGCGGAGCATTCCGGACGCTGCCATCCTCAGCCGGATCACCGACGTGCCCATCGGCAGTCGTGTTTTCGACGTGGAAGCCGACCCGTGGGCAGGGGCGCAGGAGATCGCTGCCGCGGCCGGCGCCGAGGTGTATCCCAACGCCGACGGCGTCTTCGTCCTCGCCACCCTGCCCGACCTGCTCACCACCGAGCCCGTCTGGGCAATCGAAGCGGCCGAGGGCGGCGTCTACATCAGGGCCAGCCGCGGCATGAGCGCCGACGGCGTCCACAACGGCGTCTTGGCGCGCGGCGAAAACACCGCGGAGAACGTAGCGCCCGTCCAATACCTTGCCGTCGACGATGACCCCAACTCGCCGACGTACTGGTCGGGGCCGTTCGGCCGGCGCCCCATGTTCTACAGCTCCTCCACGTTGACCACGGTCAATGCCTGTGCTCAGGCCGCGAACCTGAAGCTCGCCGCCGCCAAGGCGCCCAATGCGACGGGCGACATCAGCTCCCTGCCCAACTCGGCGCTTGAGACCGGTGACGTGCTGCGGGTCGTGCACGAGGACGACACCCGCGAACTCCATCAGGCCGCCGCCTTCACCGTGCCCCTCGATGAGGGCGGCGACTTCCCGATCAGCACCATCTCGGCGAAGGAGGACGCGTGAAAACCTCCCAAGCCTCCAACCGCGACCTCGCCTGGGCAATCAGACAGCAGGCCAAACGGACGGGGGAGCGATCCCCGTCGGTCCGCGGCTCTGACTGGCGCCTCGCCGTCGTCACCGCCGAGAACGGCGACGGCACCGTCGACGCCGACGGCATCGACGACGTCCGCTGCATGGAGACCTACAGCCTGCCGGCCGTTGGCGACGTCATCGCCATCACCCAGTCCAGCAGCGGCAACTGGCTCGCCTGGGGCCGCACCACCACGGTCGACCCGGACTGGGTGCCGCTCACCCTCGCGGCCGGATACACCAACCCCGGCCACGGCTACACCGCGAGCTACCTGCGCGAGGGCCGCCGGATCTGGCTACGCGGACGCATCGGCCCCACCAGCGGGGCGATTGCCGACGGCGCGACCATCCTCACTCTGCCAGCCGCGATCCGGCCCACCTCTTCCATGGCATGGGCTGTCACCCGTGACGCCGCAGTCGTGCCAGCCACGATCCGCGTCGAGATCGTCGGCGGCTCCGGCGTCCTGAAGACCTTCCAGTCCAGCAACCTGCCGACCTGGATCTCCCTCGACGGCATCAGCTACACCATCTAGGAGGCCCCGTGCCCACTCAGGACAGCTACGGGCAGGGCATCAATATCGCCGCGCTGACCGACGCTCCTGACGCGTCCAAGCTGGCCCGCGACATCGTCAACGCGATCGCCCAGCGCAGTGTCATGCGGTTCGCTTCCGCCTCAGCCCGCAGCGCCACCCTCGTCGGCGACTACGCCCCGGTCGACGGCATGGTGACGCTGCTGCAGGACGTGAAGCGACTGGACGCCCGACTCGACGGCACCTGGGTCGCCCTGTCGGTGGGTGCCTCCACGTGGAAGACCATCAGCCCGGCATCCGGCTGGTCGCAGAATGGGAACAGCCAGGGCACCTTCCAGTACCGGCTGCTCAACATCAGCGGCGAGGAGTCCATCCAGTTCCGGGGTGGCCTGGCCCGGTCCTCCTACCCGACGAGCCCGCCCTCCAGCTACGTCGTCAACAACACGGCGCTGCCAAGCTCCGTTCGGCCGTCGACGCTGCGGACCGTGCTCATCCCCAGTTCCGACGTCAGCAGCGACCGGATCGCCCTGAAGTTGGACGTCAAGACCGACGGCTACCTCGAAGTCTTCGGGTTCGGCAGCACGACGAAGCCGCCGTGGATCGGCTTCAACGGCGTCACCGTCAGCCTCTAAACCATCCTGCCCACGCCCCTGAACGGGGCTTTTTCTATGCCCAGAAAGGGGGCCCCGTGGCCAGGACAGGCCCACAGAAGATCCCCGGCGCCAGCCAAACCTACTTCTACGGAACCGGCCGCTACTCCGGCTCCGACATGGAAGTGAACTGCGGCGTCGTCCACACCACCGAGGGCCGAAGCCTCCCCAGCTACAGCGGCGGAGCCATGGCCCCGACTGTGACAGGCGTGCCCGACATCAAGGCCAAGAAGATCCGCTGGTACCAGCACTTCGACGTCGACGAGTCCGCCCGCGCCCTCGCCAACAAGCTCGGCGGCGTGGCGACCAATACCGCGAACGCCTTCCAGATCGAACTCGTCGGCACCTGCGACGCCAAGAGGTCGACCGTGTGGGACGGCAAGCGGGCCGGCGTCGACTACATCTACTGGCCGGGCGCTCCAGAGTGGGCGCTCGCTGAGGTGGCGTGGCTGGTGCGCTGGCTGCACGACTACCACCGCATCCCTCTGACCTGCGTGCGCGACTGGCTCGCTTACGGCAAGGACCCGCGCCGGCCCGGCATCACGCCAGCTTCCTACGGGGCGAGTCCTGCCCGCATGTCTCATTCTGCCTGGCGCGCCTTCACCGGCTGGTGCGGGCACCAGCACGTACCGGAAAACGACCACGGCGACCCGGGCTCCATGAACTTCGCCCGCGTCATTCAGCTCGCCAAGGGCGAGCCCAGCACCGAGGAGGACCCCATGGCCGGCATCACCAAGCAGGACATCCACAACGCTGTGTGGAGCATCGACGGCATCAGGGCCGGTTCGACGGAGAAGAACCCGAAGAACGAGACGTGGCAGCCGCAGACGTACCTGAAGGGCACGTTCGAGAACACGGTGAAGATCCTGGCGGCGGAGGTGGGGCAGTCGGCAGCGATCGCCAAGCTGGCCCAGCTCGTCGGCTCCGACGTTGACACCGAACAGGTCGTCGCCGCCGTGGAGAAGGCCATCGCCGACGCCGTTGTCAAGGTCAGTGTCGACGTCACCGGCACCGACGCCTCGTGAGCGCCATCGACTACGACCTGGAGTTCCTGGAGGACGGGCGCCACATCGACCTGATCTCCATCGGCATGGTGTGCGACGACGGCCGCCAGTACTACGCCGTCAACCGCGACATGCCGGTACGGAAGATCCGCAAGCACAAGTGGCTGATGGAGAACGTCGTCCCCGGCCTGCCCAAGGGCAGCGGAGACCGGCACAACCACGTGCCGAAGTCTTGGCTGTTCGACTACGCCGACCCGGTCGTGAAGCGGCGTGAGCGGATCGCCGACGACGTCATGGACTTCATCCGCGCCGCAGGACCGGACGTGCAGCTGTGGGCGAACTACGGCGCCTACGACCACGTCTGCCTCGCCCAGCTCTGGGGCCGCATGACCGACCTCCCCGAGGGCGTCCCCATGTTCACGCACGACATCCAGCAGGAACGCGCCCGGCTCGGCATCTCGTGGGACGCCCTACCGAAGCAACTCTCCAGCGAGCACAACGCGCTCGCGGACGCCCGCCACAACCAGACCGTCCGGCGCTGGCTCGCCGAACAGGAAGCGAGAGCATCATGAGGATCTTCGGCCGTGAACCGGCACTCATCATCGCCACCATCTCGGCGGCCCTGTCGCTGCTGGTCACCTTCCAGTTCGGCCTGTCCGCCGAGCAGGCGGGCGCGATCGTCGCCGTCATCTCCGCCGTGTTCGCCGCAGCCACCGCCGCAGTCACCCGGCCCATCGCACCCAGCGCGTACACCGGCCTCGTCGCCGCCGTCGCAGCACTCCTCGCCGCCTACGGCCTCGAACTGTCGGTGGAGAAGATCGGCGCCCTCAACGCCGTCGTCCTCGCCGGACTCGCCCTCCTGACCCGCGGCCAGGTCTCCCCAGCCACCCCCGCGGCGTCGACCCGCCCCACGGGAGTTTGAGTGCCGCGCCGTGTGGCCCGGCGGCTGGGCAGGGCCCTCGGCCGCCGCGGCGCGATCCTCGTCTGCTACGGATCGGTGTGGGCCCTGTACGGATCCGCCATGATCACGTCACCGCCCGCCGACAGACGAGGCCTGGCACCCCTCCTGAAAGTGATGCCCCTTGATGGATGGGGCTGGCTGTGGGTCATCACCGGCCTGGTTGCTGTCGCCGCCGCCTTCGCGCCACAGGGCCTCGACTGGGCCGGGTTCCTCGCCCTCCCCGTCATCGTCCTGCCCTGGACGGGCGCCTACATCGCGGCATGGCTCATGGGCGATTACCCGCGCGGGTGGGTCGCCGCAGCCGTATGGGCGCTCATCGCAGTGCCGGTAATTGTGGTGGCCGGCTGGAGGGAGCCACCCCAGGTGAAGAGAGTGAGATCGGAATGACGATGGACACCTGGGTGCAGGCGATTCTGGCCGTGATCGGTGCGGGAGGCGGTGTCGTCGCCGCCCGATCGGCACGCCGCACCAAGCGGCAGGAGAAGCGGGACGACTTCCTCGCCATCTCCACCCAGCAGGGCGCGGCCATCGAGCGGCTGGAGAGGCGCGTCCAACGGCAGGAGACCGAGGCGGAGAAGCAGCGGGAACGCATCACAGACCAGGATGAGGCGATCGGCTGGCTCCTGCACCGTGTCCGTTCGCTGGTGTCTCACATCAAGAAGACCGGGATGGAGCCGCCGCCAGCGGACCCGATGTCGGAGCGCGCGGCCCGCTACATCCACCACATCGACGTGTGAGAACTGGAGTGCGACATGCCCGAACCGATCCCGCTGCGACCGCGCCGCGACGACACCGCTGCGGACATGCGGTCCCTCGTCCAACTTGGCGAGGTGGAACCGCAGCCCATCCCGGAGCCGGCCACGAACCCGTTCCAGGAGCCGGTGTACAACCCGCCCCTCGAACCACCCGCCGACGAACCTGCGTGACAACGCCCCGCCGCCTTCGGGCGGTGGGGCGTTCTGGCCTATCTGGGGCACGAGTTGGCGAAGCCACTGGACGCGTTACCGGTTGATGCGGGTATGGTGGTCACACAACTTCATGCACCTCCCGGTGCGCAGGCCGCGGCTACTTCTTTGGGTGAACTCGCCGCACGCCGACTCTGATCTCGGGAGGCACAGCATCGGGGGTGCCCGGTGCGCAGGCGACGGCTACTTCCACTGTTAATGGGGTGGTTGCGGGTTCGAGTCCCGCCGGAGGCTTAGCGGCCTCCGTAGCTCAATCGGCAGAGCACCTACGTACCGTCACCGTCTTGATCTCGGGCACCCCACTGCTGAGCTTCCCCTCCACGTGAGGGGTTTTTCTATGTCCCGCTTCAACACGCGCGGCACCCGTCCCGCCGTCCACTCGCCCGTGAAGTCGACCGGGGAGACGACCCGCACCCACGAAGGCGGCACCGGACACCTCCGCGACGCGAAGAGTGAACTCTTCCTTCTCGCCCTCAGCAACATGGTCGGCGCCGACACCTTCTACGAGAAGGGCGGCGACCGCGACGACCGCTACACCCAACTCGTGCGCCAGCTCGCCGTCTTCGACCCGGCCTGGACAGTCGGCTTCCTCGGCTGGCTCCGCGGCGAGGGCAACATGCGCACCGCATCCCTCGTCGGCGCAGCCGAGTTCGTCAAGGCCCGCCTCGATGCAGGCCGCGGGACCGGCGGGCTCACCGGCACCTCGGCCCTGGAGACCGAGCAGAACGGCGGCTACAACCGGCAGGCCATCCGCGCCGTCCTCCAGCGCGCCGATGAGCCGGGGGAGATGCTCGGCTACTGGACCAGCAAGTACGGCCGCCGCCTGCCCAAGCCGGTGAAGCGCGGCATCGCCGACGCCGTACAGCGCCTGTACAACGAGCGGTCGCTCCTCAAGTACGACACCGACTCCAAGGGCTACCGCTTCGGCGACGTCCTGGAACTGGTGCACGCCTCGCCGCGGGCGCCGTGGCAGGGCGACCTGTTCCGGTATGCCATCGACCGCCGTCACCGCAACGACGCCGCGATCCCAGCCCACATGCGAATCCTCACCTCGGACGTAGTCCTGCGACACCAGGCAAGGCAGAGCGCCGAAGCCCTACTCGACAGCGAAGCGCTTCACGGCGCAGGGATGACGTGGGAGACGACCCTGTCGCTGGCAGGCGACAGGGTCGACAAGGCGAAGCTGTGGGAGGCGCTCATCCCGTCCATGGGCCTGATGGCCCTCGCGAGGAACCTGCGGAACTTCGACGAGGCGGGCGTCTCCGACGAGGTGGCCGCCCGTATCTGCGCCCGCTTCACCGACCCGGAGCAGGTGCGGAAGTCGCGCATGTTCCCGTTCCGCTGGTGGGCCGCCTACAAGCACGCCCCCTCCCTGCGGTGGGCCCACGCCCTCGAGCAGGCCCTCGGCCACTCCCTTGCCAACGTGCCGCGGCTGAAGGGCCGCACGCTGATCCTGGTCGACCGGTCCCCGTCCATGTTCCCGGGCTACTACTTCTCCACCCCGAACAGCTCCGACATCACGCTCGCCGAACAGGCAGCCGTGTTCGGCTCCGCCCTTGCCCTACGCGCCGAGAGCCCGACCCTCGTCGAGTTCGGATGGACCAGCCAGCGACTCGACGTACCCAAGGGCGGCTCGGTGCTGAAGCTCATCGAGAAGTACGGGCAGATCGACGGCACCGACATCCCGTCCGCCGTCAAGCAGCACTACGACCGGCACGACCGCGTCGTCATCGTCACCGACGAACAGACCCGTCCCGGCTGGCTCCCCTCCAACGGCTGGCAGCGCGGCGGCATGCGGGAGACCGCCATCGACGACCTCGTGCCGAAGACGACGCCCGTCTACATGTGGAACATGGCCGGCTACAAGCCCGGCGCCATGCCCAGCGGGACGACCGGCCGCCACACGTTCGGCGGGCTCACCGATCACGCCTTCCGGCTCGTGCCGCTCCTCGAAGCGGGACGTGACGCCAACTGGCCGTGGATGCAGCCAGCCGCCTGACCCGAGCGCCACAGCGCCCCGCCCTCATCCAAGGGCGGGGCGCTTCGTCTTGCTCAGAACTCCAGCTGCTTCTTCAGCTCGGCCACGTTCGGGCCGGAGTCCACAGAGGGCATCTCCCAGCGGTGCGCCTTCTCTTCGCCGTCGACGTAGATCAGCGTCCCGCCCTTCGCTTGCGCGGGCGTCAGGTCGAACACCTGTGACCGCCACTGCCAGGCACCAGGCTGGATAGGTTCGGCGTTCTCATACTTTCCCGCGCTGATTGTCGTTGAGTTGCCGCTGTCCCAGCCGATCATCTCTCCGTCTGGGGCCATCCACTTCCACCCGCCGCCAGTGATTGGCGGTACTTCGTCTGCGGCGACCGCCGTCATGGCCTTGGCTTTCATGACGATCACGGCGAAGACACCGTTCTCCGCGGTCTCCCCGGTCGCCGCCTTCGTGTAGACCACTGTGTCCGGGGTGATTTCCAGGACGCCTGTGCCGCCGTCTCCGGTGGTCTGCGCCGGCTGTCCGAGCTTCAGTCCCTTCTCGGGCTGCCCAGCCGTGGGCTCCTCGCTGGACGTAGCCGTGGACGGCGGCTTGTTCGTCGCCGCATCGTCGCCGCTGTCGCTACCGCCGCATGCGGTGAGCGCGGCCAGAAGTAAGGCAGCCGTCGCTGCCGTCGCGCGTGCGCGCATCGAACCCCCAAGGTTGAACGTCGGAACACCGTAGAACACGGGTGGACGGTCAGTGAGGGAGCGTCACCAGGCTGTGACACGAAGTCCCGCCGTCTCGCCACAACGGCGGAGGAGCGGGGCGGAATGCTATGCCCGGAAGCGTTACTCGGAGGCGCGCTGCTGGGCTCTACGGAGCAACCGAAGCAGTAGATCGGCCAACTGGACCACCTCGGCTGCCTCGACCGGATCGTCGAAGTGCACCGTCCGGTGGCTAGCGGGATTCTTGAAGGCGCCGATGGCTCCCGCGAACAGCTCCATGAGCGCGACGACTTCACCTCCGTGCGCTCCCTTGTCGGCGAGAGGCCCACCCGGCTTCAAAGCTTGCCGCATGAGGTCCACGCCGATAACCGATGAGTCCAGGCCGGCGGCGGCTCGAACCTCGACCTCGACCGCCTTCATGGCGGCGAAGCAGGCCGTCTCGTAGTCGCCCAGATTGAAGATGGGGCGCACCTTCTCCTCAAGCGTCGGATCGAGCACTCCTGCGAGGCGGTCTGCGGCCCAGAGCTTCGCTTGACCCTTTGAATCCGTCGCTATCTCAAGGCCGTCGGTGGTCACGCGTTGCCAGGAGGAGGTCGTGTTCTTGGGATGCGGCCCGATAAGCCCCCGCGACTCCAGCCACGCCCAGGCGTCCGCCAGGCGGGCGAGGAGGCGGTCTTTGTCCCGCTCGCCGCTGTGGTCGAAGGCTTGTTCTGCGCTGCGGAGCATGTTGTTGGCGTTCACCGTGCGCCCTTCCCCGAATGATCGGAGCAGAGCCATGGCGAGCTCAGGCGTCGGAAGCTGACGGATCTGTTCGACCGGCACCGGACCGGAGTAGCTCATCGTCATCCGGTGAAGCTAGCAGCCGTGCAGCCTCTGCGGGTGGCCCATCGACCTCAGTGATAGCGCATAACGTTCCCTTATGCGCTACCAAATTGGTACTCTGATGGCATGTCAAAGTCCTCTCTTGCCGGGGATCGAGCCTTCGTCCGAGAGCTCGATGGTGCCCGGCTTCGACTCCAGACCGCACGCCGAGAACGCCGCCGCGCCGACGAGGCGGTGGCCGCAGAGACTCGACGCATCCAATACCTGGAAGCGCGGTCGCTCGCGGACCCGGGACACGACTTCGGCGACCTCACTATCCTCCTCCGCGAGATCGATCCCGCAGAGCTGGAGAGGTTCAGTCCAACGTGCATCTACTGCCGGGCACCCATGTCCTCAGAGGCGGCGATCGATCCTTGCCGAGGCGATTCGCATCGCTGTTACGCGGCCGTAGAGGAAGGAGCAACGCCTACGGCATTTCAGCAGTACGGCCGCGACGGCTGGCTGTGCGGACAGTCGGGCTCATTCGACCCCACAGGCACGTCCTGGGAATGCGCCTCGGGACACCGCACCGACCGCCCGTGCGAGCGACGCCCAGGCTGGGGCGATAGTGACTGCCTGAATGAATGCCCGTGCCGCGACCTCGGGAGGAAGACGCGGTGACGCTCCCAGCCCAGCAGGCTGGGCAGTCGATCGCGCTGCCCGGCTCGGACCTATTCGAGGAAGTCCGCCGCAAGCTCATCGACGACCTCGGTCAAGTCCAAGTCGACCGGCGCGGACAAGAGCGCACCTACCGGCCCCGCGCCGAACTCCTCGCCGAAGCCGTCACCCCCGACACGTTCGTCATGGTCATGGACTGGCTGTCGTCCACCCGGCGCGGCAGCCTCCAGACGAAGCGCAACTACGTCGACGACATCCGCCGCGTCTGGGGCAGCTACGCGCAGGAGTTGGGGCACGAGCAGTTCGCCCTCGGCTGCTTCACCGCCGACCACATCCGCGCATGGCGCCTCCGGATGGAAGGCCGCGGCGTCCCGCCCACCACGATCAGCCGCTACCTCAACGCGCTCTCCTCGCTCCACACCTACGCCGCCGAGAAGATCAATCTCCCCAAGAACCCCGTCACCCAAGACGACCGCCCCAAAGTCGACAAAGGCAACACCTCCCGAAGCACCCCCGTCCTCGAAGTCGACGAAGTCCAAGCCGTAGTGAAAGCAGCGGAGGCCGAGTTCGACGCGCTCATCGTCCTACTCCTCTACACTCTCGCCGGCCGAGTCACCGAGATGGTCGCCGCAGACGTCACCGACCGCATCGAACGCGGACGCCGCTCCTACCTCGACGTCACCCGCAAGGAACACAAGGAGCGCATCCTCCCGCTCCCCGTCACCGTCGCCGAACTCCTCGACGCCCACACCGCGGGCCGCACCGAAGGTCCGCTCCTCCTCGACGCCGACGGAGGCCGGCTCGACCGGCACGACGTCGCACGGCTCCTCACCCGTCTTGGCCGCAAGGCGCGCGTCCTCACCTGCCCGGCCGCTGGCAAGCCCGGCCATTCCTTCGCTCGCTGCAAGGTCTGCCGCAAGCTCACCCCCCACGTCCTGCGCGCGTCCCGGATCACTCACATGCTCGACGACCACGTCGACCTCGCCGAAGTCCAAGCCTTCGCCGACCACGACAACCCCGCCACGACCGTCGGCTACTGGAAACGCCGCAACAAGGGCCAGCGCAACGCCGCCCACGTCGACGCAGCCGAAGCCCTCTTCGGAGAGATCACCGACCGCTTCCGTCGCGACGCCTGACCAGGCAGGAGATGCAGATGACAGTTCACGAGGACATGGCCGAGGCCCTCTGGGAAGACATCCAGGAAAGCCCGGAAGCGGTCGCCGCCATGTTCAGGCTGCGCAACCGGCACATCCGTGGCGAGATGGATGAAGGCGGCATGTATGGGACGGGTTACGCCGACGCGCTCGGCAGCTCCGCAAGGTTCCCGCCCAAGAAGTGGCCCTTGGCTCAACACGCCGCCTTCATCAACATCCACGCCCTCATCGGAGCAGGCGACGTCGCCTTCACCTGCATCAGTACAGGCGGCACGCCGGGCGCGGACGCCGACCGGGTCGGGAACGCCCGAAAGCTGGAGGACACAGCGGACCCGTTCCAGGCGGAACTCGACATGTACCAGAACGGAGCCGACTCCGACGGTGTCATCCGGTGGGGCAGGCCGCTGAAGATCAGCCGCTCCACTGGAGCTCACTTCTACCCTTCAGCTTGCAGAAAGCAGGAGTACTCGCTCCTTACATACCCGACTGTGCTCGAGGTTGGCTCGGCACCCCTTGAGGTGGGCGACTCCTGGCCCTCACGCACGCTGATGCATCTCCACCAGTACGGCGCCGTTGCACGGTGGCCCTACGGATCGAAACTCATCTGGCTCTTCATCAACTTTGCGAAGTTCTCGTGGTGAGGGCTCGCGAAGTCGCCGACAAGTGGACCGGCGCCGCATCGGAGGACATCGGCCTATGACCTTGGAGATCCGAGAGACCGACGACCCAGATCACCTCAAGCTGTACGACGGTGAGGACTGGATCGGCGAGATCAAGAACATCCCCCTTGATGAGGAAGGTGTCGCGCTCGGCGAGCTGCCCAACTGGGACGTCACAGTCTGGAGCGTGATGGGTACGGGCAAGACGTGGTCGGCAGACGGCGAATCGCTCGACGAGGCCAAGCAGTACGCACAGGAACTGTACGAGGAGTTCGCGGCCGAGCGGCGCGAGCTGAGCAAGGGCTCCCGCATCTGGACGACGGGCAGCGTCCCGATGGGCGGAAAGCCCGGGTGGCGCCGCCGCTAGACCCCGCTCGTGCCACACTGTCCGCAGGCTCCGCCGGGCTCCCCCGTCTCGGCGGGGCTTCTGCTGGGGTGGAGGGTTGCATGGCTGACGAGTTGCGGGAGCTGTTGAAGGCTCGGCGGGGGGAACTGGGCTTGTCGTACCAGTCGCTTGCCGCAGCCTGCGCAGACGCCGGGTCGGGCGCCTCGGTATCGACAGGCTGGCTGCACCGATTGGAGACCGGGGCTCCGGTCGTTGCGCCGAGCGCTGAAGTTCTGACGGCCTTGGCGGCCGGCCTGCGGCTGGAAACGGTGCGGCTACGGGAGGCCGCTGCCGCACAGTTCTTCGATCTCCGCTTGCCGTGGACAGCGTCGGGGGAAGCGGCTGAGCTGCTGGAGCAGGTCGCGGTCTTGCCGGAGAACCAGCGGCGAGCACTGCTCGATCTGATTCAGGGGATGGCGAAGAACCGGTGACGGAACGCCTGCTCTGGCATAGCTGGCGCGCAGCCTTGCGGCCCGCTCTCCGTCGGTGAGAGAGGGCCGCGCGTGCGTCACGCCTTCGCTTCGGGCAGCTGCCCGGGCCTGACGGGCACTATCTCGACGCTGCTGCACCCGTTGCCTTCGAGCGTCTCCTTCTGCCTCCCGGCGGACGGCTTGTCGTAGGCGACGGCAGAGGCTTGCGGTATGCCAGCCGGGTCGGTCCAGGTGAGCCCGTAATTCTGCATAGTGATCGTCATGCGTCCATCATGGCTGGCGGCACTGACATCGCCCGGCGAACTACTTTCGGCCGGGATCTTCCCCGGTGGCTGGTTAGTGGCGCATGCTGTGCGTCCGGGCGCTTCCCCTTCCCCAGGTGGAGCCCCTGTTGGGCCCTGCTGTTTGCTGCGAGTAGCGGGGCACGCCGCTCCTCCCGGTCCTCCCCACGGGAGGGCTTGCGGCTGCCCGAAACTCATCAGCGTGTGCGGCGGCAGATGTCTGGCCGTAGCCTGGCCTTGCTCGGGGCTCACGCGGAGGTCTGCCATGCCCCGAACCGTCTGGAGCGGAGCCATCTCGTTCGGCCTAGTCACGGTGCCCGTGAACGTGGTCAGCGCGACGGAGAACCACTCGATCCAGTTCCACCAGTACCACCTGGAGGACATGGGCCGGGTCCGGGTGCGGAAGTACTGCGAGGTCGAGGACCGCGAGGTCCGCTCCGACGAGATCGGCAAGGGTTACCAGCTCACCAAAGAGCAGGTCATCCCCATCACGGACGAGGAGCTCAGCAACTTGCCGCTGCCCACCGCTCGGGCGATCGAGATTGAGGCCTTCGTCCCGCTGGAGTCCGTGGACCCGATCCGCATCGCGGAGGGCTACTACTTGCAGCCGAAGGAGTCGGTGGCAGCGAAGCCGTACAAGCTCCTCGTCCAGGCACTGTCCCGGTCGTCGAAGGTGGCCGTCGCGAAGTACGCGTGGTCGGGCCGGGAGCGCCTTGGCCTGCTGCGCGTCCGCGACGATGTGATCGTGCTGCACGCCATGCGCTGGCCCGACGAAATCCGCGACCCCGCCGTCGTCGACCCGCCCACGGTCGACGTCACTGACGACGAGATCGACAGCGCGCTGGCCCTCATGGACAGCATGACCCGTGACGACCTCGAAGGCGCCGAGTTCCGCGACACCTACACCGAGGCCCTCGCCCAGATCATCGAGGCGAAGTGCGAGGACCACGAGCTGCCGGCGGCGCCCGAGCAGGCCGAGCAGCCGGGGCCGATCGTCGATCTCATGGCCGCGCTGCAGGAGTCCGTGCAGAAGGCGCAGGCCTCCCGCGGCGAAGACGCTGACGTCCACGAGATGCCGAAGAAGAAGGCCGCCACCAAGAAGGCCGCGGCCGCGAAGAAGCAGCCGGCCAAGAAGACCGCCGCCAAGAAGACGGCGGCCCGGAAGCCACGCCGCGCGTCTTAGCCGTCGAGGAAGCCGAGCTCAGTGTCTGGCCGACAGTGCGGGCAAGGGTCGATGCCCTCGGTGAGCGCGCGCAGTGCCTGATCCCGTGGCACGCCCTTGGAGCGCTTGCCGGCCATGTGGCAGCCGCCGACGTGGACGTAGACGGGTGGCGCGTCGCGGGTGAGGCCGTGTTCGAGGAGCCAGTCGGGTGCGGGCGGTCGGGCGTCGATGCCGCGCTGCCGCTCCTGCTCGCGCCGCTCGGCGTCTGTGATCTGCTGCCGTACCCGGTCGAGGGTGTAGACGAGCCACGTCTCCAGGGTGCGGAGGCGGGGCAGGTCGGGCGGCAGGTCGGTCACCCCTCCAGCTTGCCCCAATATTCGAACAAGGTTTCTACTAGGGGTATGGCCAGGCATCGCGTCGACTACCTCACCCCAGCGCAGGAGCGCATCCTCCGCTACATCCGCGAGGCCATCACCGACCACGGCGTCGCACCCACCGTCGCTGAGATCGGCCGCCAGGTCGGTCTCTCCAGCAGCTCATCCGTCCACTACCAGTTGCGCGAGCTGGAGACGAAGGGCGCCATCGTCCGCGAGCCTTACAGATCCCGCGGCATCCGGCTCGCATGATGACCGCCGTGAACCCCGAGCGCTACCACGTCACCCTCGCCGCCGATGGCCGGCCGCTGATGCATGGCTGGTGGGGGAGCGAGGCGACCGCCCGCCGCAAGTTCATCTCGTGGGTGGGCGAGTACGGCTCCCTGCCCGGCGCCCGCGTCACTCTCGTCGACGAGGAGACAGGCAGCGTGTTGACGACGTGGCAGGGCGAGCCGTGATCGTCTGCCATGCTGCGGGCATGAACGTCCGCCCGTTCCCCTCCCGCGACCGTGCGCTGCGGCAGATCTTGCGCCGCCACCGTAATGAGCTCCCGACCAGCCTGCTGCCCGCGTCCCGTGCACCAGAGTCGCCGGGCGTCTACGTCCTGTCGACTCGCCGCCCCGGCGTTGTCAGTGGCTCGTCGTAGGCTTGTCGTATCTATCAGCCAATGCTGGCGCAGTGCTGAAGCCGCCCCGTCTGGTCACGCAGACGGGGCGGACTGCTGTCAGAAGCCGGGCCCGTTGTTGCGGCAGCCGAAGGTCGGGCATTCGGGCCGGATGGTGACGAGCGGGTCGGGGTGGTCGTCGAAGGCTCCGGCGGCGTTGGTGGTGAGGAGCCGCATCTTGCGGCCGCAGTGTTCGCAGTGCGGGCGGGGGAGGGCTCGAACCTCGGAGCGGCGGCAGGACTTCGGGAGTTCGGTCATGCCGCCGACGGTGGCATAGATCCGGCGTCTTGTCTGAGGCGCTATCCCCCGCCGCAGGTCAGGCATCACTTTACGGACGTGCATAAAGTGATCAACCCGTCTCTACCGGGTGCCTGACGGCCTTCTTGAGTGCCATCTCCATCGTGTACCGGTCGAGCCCGGCCTGCTCGGCGTGCGCGGTGATGGCGGCCTGTACGGCGCTCGCGGTGGCGACGGTGAGCCGCCCGGCCTGGATCTCCTCCCAGGCGCGGCGCTCCAAGTCCAGCAGGGTGTCGGGGAACTCGATGTCGCTCACGAGCCAGGATCTTAAGCAGCGGTCGTCACGCCCCCGCGCTCGACCTGCCGGAGGCTGACCGTTAGGCGTATGCAGCCCCCGCATTGACAGTTCGATGCAGGGGATGCATCATTGGGTGCCGGAAGCAGATCACCGAACGGCCGAGGAGTCCACTGTGTCCAGCGTCGCCGCCCGCGCTATCACCGAGAACGACCGCTTCTCCATCGCCGACCGCGCACCCATCGGCAGCCGCTACACCGACGGCGAGGAGGAGTTCACGCTCGTCGCATACTCGGTGGACCCTCACGGCCGGACCGCCCACCCTCTGTTCATCGCCGACGAGGACGTCGCCGCTGGCCCCAACGGCCACTGGTACGACCGCGCCACCAAGGGGAGTATCGCGTTGCTGGAGGTCTCCGACCTCGTGGGGATCGACGACGAGGCGATCCAGCCCGCCGCTCCGAATCAGGAACGAACCGACGCCGCCCTCGCTGCCCTGGCCAACCGTGAGGAGCACACCTTCCGCGACACCAGCGACTTTTCCCGCGTCATGCTGCACGGCGACCTCAACTCTGACGAGGAGGTCACCGCATTCCTGGGCTACGCCAAGGCCGAACTCGAACTGCGTGTGGCGCAGCGGCAGCTTGAGAGGGCGTCGCGGGAACGGTCCGAGTGGATCGCGCTGGTCGCCGATCTGGCAGGGTCGCAGCGGCGGGGCGCCCAGGTGCTGGGGCTGAACCAGTCGACCATCAGCCGCGCCCTCCGTGAGCGTCCGGAGCGGCCGTAGGCCTAAGCCGCCGTGGTGATGTCCCCGCGCTCGACCTGCCGCAGCTCGGCCAGCAGCAGCCGATACTGCTCCCGCTGCTCATCCGACAGACGCGCATCCCGATGCGGAAACAGCGCGCGAATCGCCGCGTTCAGCTCCTCGGCAGACCGTGGAGCACGCTGCGGAGCGACATCGGGGGACATGCGGTGATTCTAGGGCGCGGGTCTGACAGTGGGCTATGCGTTCTCGGCGGGTGGCTGACCGACATACGTGCCGCGGCCCTGCACCGTCCACACGACTTGCTCCTCGGCGAGAACGGCGATCGCGCGCCGCACTGTGGTCCGCGCCAGCCCGTACTCCTGCACCAGCCGCGTCTCGCTGGCGATCGGCCGACCGTCCGCCCAGTCACCGCGTGCGATACGCGCCTTCAGGATCTCGGCGAGCTGCCGGTACGGGGTCACCGGCCCCTCGTGATCGATCTCCGCATCAGGATCAGTCGCCAT